CTGCTCGCAATCAACAGCATAGGATGGGACCTGTTCAGGCCATCATTTTTTTTAACTATCCATGTTGCCTTTTCAAAAATATACCCTAAATTTGCATTCACATTAAGGGATACGGATGGTATGCCCATTAAAAAGTAAGAAAAGCGAAAGTAGCTCAGCTGGTAGAGCACGACCTTGCCAAGGTCGGGGTCGCGAGTTCGAATCTCGTCTTTCGCTCCAGTTAAAGCCCTTAGCACAGGGCTTTATTCTTTAGGGGGCTAAGCTTCCCAAAAAAGGGGGGTACCCAATGCCGGGATGGTGGAATTGGTAGACACGCAAGACTTAAAATCTTGTGTCCATTAGGACGTGCGGGTTCAAGTCCCGCTCCTGGTACTAAAATAAAGCCTATTAACACCCTTATTTCTAGCAAGTTAAAAGGTTTGTCAAATCGGCCTACTGACAAAAAAATGACAAAACTTAATTATCGGCTTCCAAAGATCTATGATGCGAGCGGGAATTTAAGTAAACAATGGTTTGTCTATTATTCATTTCTGAACCCGGAAACAAAGAAGTTCCAGCGGTTCAGGATTTTTCAAGATATCAATTCAGGATCCACCAAAGCAGAACGGATGGAAAAAGCCAGGTTGGTACAGCTGGCTATGGCTGAATTGTTGGAAGACGGGTTTAATCCTTTTGAAGATCAGGCGCATGATAACACCTTTACAATCATCAATTGCATAGATATTTTTTTGGAGGCGGTAAAGGATCGGATAAGGCCAAAAAGCTACAATAGGTATTTTTATGAATTTAGGTTGATGAAACAATGGTTCATTGATCAGGGATTACAAAACCTTCACATCAGCCAGGTTAAGAAAAACCATATTTTTAACCATCTTGAATTTGCCCGGCAGCATGGAGACTGGACCTCCGGAAAAACCTACAATACCCACAAATCAAACATCTCAAGGCTGTTTAATTTCTTCATTAACAATTATGATGAGGTGTTGGATAAAAACCCGGTGGAAACGATTGAATCCAAACCTGTCATTACCCGTGGCAACCAACCCTATAATGAGAATGAATTTAAGGCCATTCAGAAGGTTATTTTAGAAAATGACCCGTACCTATGGAGGATATGCCAGTTCGTTTACTATGCTGCTGTAAGAAATGAACAGGAGGGACTTAATCTGAAAGTGAAGCATATCGATTGGGGAGCTGGTAAACTGGTATTACCTCCGGAAATTACAAAGGCCAAATCAACCCAGTTCATTCCTATTTACCCTGAGTTCAAAAAGATCCTTTTGGAAATGGGGTTGATGAACGTTGAGCCCAATTATTTTATTTTTGGCCGGGATGATCGACCGGGACCGCTAAGAGTTGGTAAGGATAATTTTTATGATCGGTTTAAGAAAATGCGTTCTTTGGCCGGGCTATCAAAGCATCATGGTATTTATTCTTTTAAGCATACAAGGGCATGTCACATGGTTGATGATGGGTCTTCTTTATATGAGATTCAAACCCTTTTTAGGCATGGTAACTTACAGGCTACTATGGAATATCTCAAAAGCGTTGGTAGGATTATCGGTGAAAGGAAATTGAGTTCAGCGAGGGATATTTGAAAAAATAATTGAAATTATTTTTACTATTTGCTTGCATGGTAAATATATATTTACTATCTTTACATCATAACGAAACAACAAAACTACAAAGTCATGAAATATCAAGTATCAAACACCGCCCAAGCAAACACCATCCAGTTACAATCAGTAGGCCACGTAATAGGGGAGCCATCTATAAATGTAAAGCCTGGAAACGTTCTAATGTGGAATTTTGGAGAAACTGAAAAGGTAATTGAAATAACTGGCGAAACACCTTCATTTATCAAAATTTTGATTGAATCCAAAAGCGGTTTTAGAGGGGAAAGGAAATTAAAGAAATCACGTTTAGTTTGCATATTAAAATAGAAACTTAATGACTGACCACGAAAAATTCAAAGCCCTGCTGCAATCGGTGGGGCTTTCATACAAGCAACTGGCAAAAGAACTGGGACTAACCCATGACAGCGTTAAATCACTTGTGGCCCCGGCAAAGGAACTCCCTAAATGGGCCAAAAGTATGTTGTTGGTTGCGGATAGGTTGAAACTTAAAAAACAAGATCATGAAATTTAAATTACAAACTACAGGGGATTTTTACCCCAAAGATGAGGAAAGGAAAAAATTAGAGCCTCTTGGGTTTAAATTTATACCTTCAGATTATGAAAGGTTTTATATTGAAGGAGAGCCAGAAATTGAAATAAATTCTTTAGAAGATTTAATTGAATTTTCTAATAAATTTGGTGAATTGATTATATCCGATGGATATATTGAGATTTATGATAATTACAGGGAATGAAAAACCCCTTCATTATAAATGAAGGGGTTTCTTTTTTAGGAAAATCAAACAAAAACAAAACTACCATATTTTAAATCCCGTTTTCACCCAATGGACATTCAAATCAGGTTGATATTCATACCCAAACAAAGAACGATCATTCAAATAGGTGGCTCCTATCTTGTAATTGAACTGGCTTGAAATCCCGCCTTCAAGGTAAAGGCCCTTTGGTTTTTGAATGATTGTTCTGGTTTCGGTTCGGGTGATGGTGTTCTCAATTTGAGGGATGGACCAATTAGGGGTTAATTCCAAATTCAGAAGCGATCCAGCTACCAAAGCATTGTAACCAATATCACCAAACAAAGTAGCCTCTAGACCTCTATATCTGTTAATTGGATAAGTTATATCCAATATCACCGTGTCCCTTATATACTCAAAAATAAGGCTGTCTTGGGGAATGAAAATAGTGTCCCGGTATTCCAGATACACGGTATCAATCTGAATGTCTTCTACTATTTCAATATTTTCGATGTAATTAGGCTTAAAAAATACCCAGCAAATGGCAAAACCCATCACCACACAGGCTAAAAAAGAAAACAGCGTAATTATGCGGTTATCCATGAGAACTCTTTTTTGGCATCATAGCAAGGGCAGGCTCTAGCAATCCCCGGTAGCTGTCCATGGCCTATTATTTCAATCTTATAATCAATATTGATCTTGCCAACGGCTATATTTTCAATATACTGAAGAATCTGGTAAATGCAATTCAGTTCCCCCGCCCTTTGCTCATCGGTCCTTGTGTCCTGTGCATCCCTCCAAGTGGTTCCACCTTCCTTTAACCCCCCCTCATAGCAAATACCCCAACTATCCCGGTTAAACGGCAATGCATGGGCTCCCATTTCTGAAAGTTCCCGGCCCTTTACGATCCTGCCGTCTTTCCGGATGTAAAAATGATAGCCCATTGGTGACCTTATGCCTCTGATGTTATGATCCCTTTCGAGTTGCTGTTCAGAATAGTCTTTTGTAAAGTCGGTAGCTGAACAATGCGGTACAATCCTGTATATTTTCATTTCAGTTCAAATTGAATGCATTGGAGTGACTATCAATAACCACATAGGCAATACACATAGATCCCTTGGTATATGGTTTGTATTCTTTACCTGGAGGGATTTCGATCACGTCTCCAGCTCTTAGTTTTTTACCGCAAAACTCCTCATATACCTCACCCATTGCGATGTAGCATATCTTTTTCATGTCATCTAGCTCAAAAGTATATGGAGTTGAGTTTTTTGGATAAATGACCATGAAATGGTTTTGGTTTTCAGGAACCGGAGCTATTAAGGGGCTGCCAGGATCATCTTCAAAAATAGGTTTAAACACAAAATTCGATTGTGAATCCGTTCCCCTAAGGCGGTCAATCAACACCTTTGAAAAATCTATACTGAATTTGCACAGTATTTCATCAATTGCACTTTTGTCAATTATTTTTGTGTCCATTTTTCAGGTATTTTATGGCCGATATAAATTCGACATTTATTTCAATCAGCCTTTCGGTGATTTCCATTTTCCGCTTTTCGGAAAGCTCCAATTTATCCCGAACCTCCCTTATTTCAGCCTCTTTCTTTTCTATGATGTGTTGGTATTCGCTTTTCTTCTGCTCCAACTTTTCATGAAAAGATGCGTCTTTTTCTTCCAACTTCTGGCCATAACTGTCATTAGCCTTCACTAACCACCTTATGGCCACCAACCAACTCATTATCAAAAGGGCAAGAGCCCCGTATTCCAAAGGGTTGCTCGGGATAGATTGAAGTAAATTCATCCACTCATTGTTTTTTGAACTAGGTTAATGAATCGTTTTGGTTTTTCCGCTCAATACCGATGGCTTCCAGGATAGGACCTAAGATGAAATCATAGGACGCAATAGCGGTGAGGAAAGAAATGATTCCCTCAATTACGTTCACTGAATCATTGACAATCACGAAAATTGCAACGAAAACAACTGAAACAACAATGGTCGCTATTTGACCTGATAGACTTGGTATTAGTCTTTTCAATGCCTCGGTTCCCGCAAGGATCAAGGCGGCTAATGCAGGATTGATTAATTCAAAGAATACTTCCATAATGTTTTTTTGATGTAAAATTGGCATTAATGATGCGGGATGCATGGTTTGAGAGTTTTAATACAGGGTTATACCTACATAACACCCTCTATTGCATCACATTATAGCACCAATAAGTCCCATCCCAGACAAACACACCCATGTCCCCGGCAGATGGTATTGATATAGTGCTGAACGTCTGGGCATCGTCTGTGATCTCCTCGCCGTTGCCCCCGACTGTAACCGCTGAGCTGTTTGTCCTACGGACATAGCACTTACGGCCTAAACGTGGGTTAGCTGGGAGATTCACCTGGATACCTGAGGTGTTATAGCAGCTTACATAGGTCTCGGCGGTCATAGTATGGTTTTCGGTGACGGCAGCAATACCCAGTTCAATAGAATTAATTTTCAATCGCTCTATCAGGGCTGAATTGAAATACCCGCCAAAAGACCTGCTGGCGCCTGTTGTAGTCGGGTCCAATCCAACTACCCCGGCACTTATCCCATCTGTGTCACTGTTGCGCTCGTTCAATATCCCTACCACGCTCGCATTTGTGTCAAGCCCCGAGGCAATCGAAAAGAAAGGCATTAGAGAGGCATTCGATAATATGCCTGAAGCGGCTACAAAGCTACTCCTGGCATTTTCTGGGTTGTCAACTGCAATGCCTGCAAGCTGATTACCTAGAATATCGAAGCCCAAAGTATCATTGATCTCCACAACCATCACCCCGTCTTCATTGTAGAATCGGATACTATTATTTTGCTCGGTTATCTCTACTCTTTTGCCTGTGTTTGCAGTCCTAAGTGAGCTTACCAGGAGATTGACTATCTCGGCATTCTCGGCGAAGATCATCTTGCTAACCAATGCACCATCTATTGTTAATTGCCCCTCTTCGGTTACATTCCAGTCAATTGAATTACCCTCTGATCCAAATTTAAAGGATCCATCGGTGAGATTCAGCCACACAAGGCCATCAATGCTTTGAATGGTTCCGGTTCTGATTGTGTCACCCACAATGAAAGTCATCCCGTTTGTGAAGTCGAATCCCCTGTACCCGTCCTTGACCGCATAGAGAATACCTACGTTGAAGTGCCAAAAACCCGCTTCTGATTCAGTCATTACGGGGTCTTCGCTTAGGTGCCATGTACCTGTCAATGCATTTTGGCTTACCCTTGCGCTGAGGAAATAGGGCTTTAGGGGGTCCAATTGATCAAACTCAAATGGGCTCATTTCCCAGATATATCCCAAACCCTCTATTTCCAGTTCGTAATGGATTAGAAACCCGCCTGAAACGAACAATGAATTAGGATCACCCCCGGCATTAGGGGCTATTTCTACCCCGTTGAGGGCAAAATTTTGAGACTTGGCACCTACGGATAGCATTAAGGTTTCTATGCTTCCAGGCTTGATGTTCTCGGGATCAAAGTACCCGTCTGGGTCAAAAATCAGACCTTGCAACTGCCGCATCCGCTGGGTATTCTGCCTGGCCAGTTCCGCTTTGGTGCGGTCCACCCGTGTCACCCGTTCTTTGCTTTTCTCTATCTCGATCTCCTGCCTTACCTCTGTCCTATACACTACAGCGTCGGAAATGACAGCGGTAAGGTCATACGGGTTCACGAGCGGCCAACTAACGGAAAACACCCTTATATTATCATCAATGTTAAGCCCCTGATCACGGAGCCTCACCCGGTCACCTGCATTCAGCACTATGCCGTTATCCCGCATGTATTTTTCGTCTACCTCTACCTCATAAGGTGGCCGGGTGACTTGGTTAAACACACCCTGTGCGGCACTCCTGAGCCTTGCCTCTGCATCGTCTATATAGGACTGTGGCATGCTGATCCCTACCAAGGTGTATTGGTCTCCCGTTGAGGGGTTAAAGGTGCTGTTTGGAGTGGTATAACCGTCCTCTTCCGTGAATGGCACTAGCGTGATTGTCTTTGTTGAATGATTATAGCTTCCAATGTCGTACTCCCTACCGCTGAGGTTTCCCGACTTGAAAACGATCTTAGCGGTTTCACCTTCGACCCGTTGGCCGTTCAAATCAAAATCAATACCCCCATCCGTGATGTTCAGCCAATTCTCAGAAACCGCTGAAACGGTTCCCGTTCTGGTAGGATATATGTCCTCAAAAATAACGCTGTTTTCCCTTCTCCGCTCCCCCGGCTGTAAGGGCATTTCCAACATCCTCTCTTCAAAAACAAGACGCTTCGCCCCGTTCCTATAGTCGAAATTGATATTTTTCCTTCCCCCGAACGCCCATAATCGATTATACAAGGGCTGTTCCTGCGCCCCCCTAGTGAGGGAGTATAAGCCCCTAGTTTGTCCATATTCAAAATCCAGATTGGTTTGCACTCCCGCCTCTGTGGTGAGGTTGATCTGCTTCCCAGTAAACCAGAACTCCATACCGAATTCCTCGGCCACCCTCATTAGAGCCCCCTTACACGTGAATCCCCCTTCATCCCCATAGAACTCGATTAGCATGGGTTCTGTGCCCACCACATTGCCTATGCTCCATCCTGTGTCGTCCAGGTTCATATTCTCTACGATCAAGCCTACGAAGGCCGCAGCTGTACCAAAATAAGAGAACTCCACCGCCCCTTGATGCATGAGTATCTTATCCTTAAGCCAGTAGCTTACATGCTCGAAAAGTATGGAATACCGATACTCGAAGTTGCTGACCTTCTGCATCTCGTACTCCACATTTATATTATACCGCTCCTGCCTGTAGATGATATAATCATCCACCTTAATATCAAGAGGGAAAGGGGCTATGAACTCGGCTTGAATCTCCCACGTGCCCATAACTTCGTGTATATAGGTCGTGGAATCATCTATCTTGACTTGGATAGTCGGGTTTCCGGAGCGGTATAGTTGTAGTTCTGTCATGAATCTGGCAGTAAATCACCAGACAAAATAGCATCATCTGGAGCCTTGAATCTGATTGAAAACACCCCGTTTTGTGGTACTTGTGGCAGATAGCCATCCTTAACTCTTAATGTACCTGAGCCACTCATGGTAAATGTCTTTGTGGCTCCCTCTACTTCTCCAATTAAGGTATCCCCTGCTGAAAAAGTGCTTGCATCTATGGTTGCCGTTCCTGGCGAACCTGCGGTGAATCTCAAATACTGGTTTAGTCTTGTGAGCGTATCAATTGTGTTATTAACTGCCGTAAAATCTTGTTCGCTTCTACGCTGTATTTGTGCCTTACGCATGTACTGATCATCAAGAACAGCATCAAGGCCACATCCTGCCTGTTCTTTGAATTTTGTATAGTGCTGAATGCTGTTAGCAAGATCTGGCACAGTACTACTAAGTGAAACGGGTGTAGATAGAATGACGTGGTCAATGAAAAAAGAACTCGCAAGGTTTGGCCCATATACGGTTAATCTTATCTGTGCTGGCCTCCCATCTGAATTTTGCCTAATAATAGGAACCTGTAGCTTTCCGTTATTTGCTTGAACCTCTCCAAATCGATACCCATGGTTCCCTATATACTTTTCTTCCTGGTCAGGGGAACCTTGTATGGTACCACCTCCTGAATCGCTCCATCTCACTGTGAAGGATTTTTTGGCGTACCCATCAAAAGTAGTGCTTGATCCGCCTTGGCTACTTCTGTATAGTTCAAGTTCTATGTAGCTGGTAATATTTTCAGGAGGTGAATCCCACTCCAAGACCTGTTCCTGATTTTGGAGATTTATTTCGGCTAATACCTTTGATTTAATATTATTGGCAAAATTTAATTCAGATCCCGTACTGAAAATAACCTTCCCGTCTACGGTACTTTCACCAAAAAACGTGAAATCATTAGCGCTTAACCTGTTGTTTGCTAAATCTATATTTGCGGTAATCAGTCTGCTTCCCCCGCTGCTTAATTCTACCTTGCTAAGGTCACTGACTGTATTGTTTACGAATACTTTTCCAAATCCTCCTCCGCCTCCTGTTCTTGAATTTTTGAAGGGTATCTCCGCTCTCAGTGTATTTCCTATTACATGAAAGGTCGAAGAATTATCGGCATCTTCATCTATGAACCTGATCCCATGCTTAATATTGGAATCGGTCACAAAATTTGGCCCCTGGTTTCCTTGAATGGTATTATTGATGAAAAAAGACTGGAATATCTGTCTGTTTACTCCTGTGCTCAAATCCACACATATCCCATCCCAGTCATCCTCGGAACCTGCCCTACCCACTCCTACAATTCTGTTATTTTGCACCAGAATCCCATTCCATCTGTTTGCGTTGGTTTGCTCATTGAAATACATGCCATGCCACTGGCAGTTGATGATTTGGTTTCCTTGTATTTGTGTTAGGTTGAATTGACTATCCAGCACCCTGTTTGAAAAATGGATGCCGTGCCCTCCGCTATTCAAAATCTTATTATTGGATATAATACCCATAGATGGACCGGAATCTACGTTTAACGCTGTGCTTGAGGTATTTTGGATCGTATTGTTGGAAAACATGTTCAAAACACTTTCGGCAACTACGGCATAGTTTTCTGCTGTACTGTCCGCTATGAAATTACCCGTTACGGAATAGCACCTCCATAGGTATACTGACTCGCTCATACCTGTAAGAATATTATCAGATATGACAGATTCATAGCAATGGTAAGTTTTAATTGCTGCCAAGCTTCCCTTACAGATATTATCCGAAAAATTGAACCCGTTAGCATACCCATTTCCCCCTATTCTCACAGCGTAATAAAAAGCCCCGTCAAAATGATTAGAATTTACAATCAAATTAAGGTCTTTTACAAAGCTAGTAGATTGACCTAATCGAACCCGAACTGCTGATCTATCTGTTTCTAGGCCTGTGGAGTTTGTGGTATGAAAGTAGCTGTTTGAAACAGTAATATTCTTAGCACCTCCCCAAATATCTATGGCACTCTTTTCTGTATTACCAAAATACTTGAGGTTTCGGAAATTAACATTTTCAAACTCCCCAAAATCCTCCAAACTATTAATATACCCTACATTAACGCATGATTTTGAAATTCTATCGGAATCCTCTCCAAAACTAATATTGTCAATTGTCACATCGCTACTTTGAATATCAAAGCAAAAATCTCCCTGATCTGAAACAATAGTATTATTGTTGAAATCTATGTTTACCGGGTGTGAAATATTTACCTGTGCTATTTTCACCTTTCCTAATGCAGGTAAAACTACTCTGTGAACATTAAGGGTTTTAAGCACATCAATCATAAGCTGCAATCCCTGTGTATCATCCGTGACCCCATCAAACTTGCAACCAAAATCTAATGGGTTAAGGGAATACCCTCCTTGGAATCGGTTAATCACATAATACTCCTCTCCCATCTTCCTATACACGACCCCGTCACACTTAGAATCATCCATCGTACTCCCGTCCCGCCAGGTAGTCACCCTCGTGTAGGTATCCAGCATATTCGTATGCCTATTCCTTATATTATTCAGGACCTTCGCCCCGTCCTGATAAGTAGTACTAATGTGCCTTTGCATATCCCTATAATCTTATATATCGAAAACTTCATCATCACTTTCGGGCTGCAACGTAAGCGCCCCGCTGTTCCCAAAATCGGGAATCTCCATATACAGTACTTTTTTTTCGCCAGCTCCCGCAAGCGGGTTGACTATCACAATCCTATCGGTGAGCTGAATATCCGTCCGCTTTTGAATGTCCTTCGTTATGTCTGTTTGTCCCTGCATTTTTATCGATTTTTTTAATATTTTCTGTACCTAATAATCACGACTCCTGAGCCTCCGTTTTTCCCTTCTGAAAAAGATGCTTGGTGCGACCCATCTCCTCCATCTCCCGTGTTAGGAGCTGTTTCATTAGCTGTTTCTGTTGCTGATCCCCCACGGCCTCCTTTTGCATAAGTCATTGTAGTTCCTGAAATCGACAACTGAATGCCTAACCCCGCTATACCTCCAGTTGCGAAACTTGCGTTTCCTCCAGGGCCGCCAGCACCTCCGCCACCACCTCCTGCTCTATTATCTAGATCATTTTGAGTCGCTTGTCCAATCGGAAATGCATTACCTCCGTTATGTCCGTTAATACCCTGTGCTACTCCTCCTATACCAGGGGACCCCCCCGTGGAACCTTGGCCACCACCACCACCAGACGATCCGTTGCGTCCCGCACCAGAAGAAATATTAACGGAGGCACCACCGCCACCCCCGCCAATTGCAGTTTGAGAATTAAAAACAGTATCGCCCCCATTTTCCCCTCTAAGTGCTGCTGAGCTTGCACCACCGGCTCCACCATTACCTATTGTAACGGAATATATTCCCACTCCTATTTCTTCAATAGCTTGAATCACATCCCCAGCACCGCCACCCCCACCAGATCTAGCTCTTGACCCGCCACCACCGCCACCGCCAACAATCAAATATTCTATCTCACCACCTTCAATCACCTCAAATTCCCCGCTTTCCGGGAAAGTATGAACCACCCAATCTACTCCATCTATTTCCACGTCTGTAACCACCCCACCGATGGCCACTACCTGCACAAAATCAGGCCGCTCAACCTCAAAAAACAGCGGTGCCCCGTGGTTGTCTACCAGCACGTTCCCTAAGTTGTCCGTAAGCACGTTCCAGCTTCTTAGCAGTCTCACCTCCGCAAAGGATATATTTATCCTTGAATAGAAATAGGTTTTGGTATGTTTTATGTTTTGCAAGCTGAACCCATCTTTTACAAAAACCTCCCGATAGGTTCCGTCCATGTGCCTGAGTGTCCTAAGTCCGGGGGATTTCATCATTTCATATAACCCTCTAATCTTGCCTAAAAAACTAACAAAGCTAGGTTCCTGAATGTGAAAAGAAAGGGTGTATTCGTTCAAACCACGTTTTTTTCTCCCGTAGCCCTCTTGGCTGTGACTTATGTAAGATGCTTGCTTGGCCCCTGATCTATTCAGCACCTTGAAGCCCTTCATAGGCAACAATCCCAAATCCTTGAATTCCACCCCATCAATCCCGGGGTTCTGTGAATCACCCGTTGGAAGGGTTCCTGTTAGGTCGGGAACAGGTTCCCTGAATACCATCCTTATCCTGAAATAACCCCTAGATATGTATTGTGCCGTAATTTCATCGACAACATGCACCCAAAAAGCACCCCATTTACAGGTCAACAAGACAAGATGATTGAAAGCATCTATTTCCTGATAGAGGTCCAAGACCTTATCAATCGCCTCGGTTTCATTTTGGGCCTTCACAAAACCCATAAGGCTAATGTCCCGGCCGGCAAAGAAGATTTCATCTGCCCTTATATAAGGTTGAATCCCGTGTTGATCCCCCCAGCTGTGATAGGTTTTCCCTGTTCGCTCCGGAAAGTCAAAAATACCCGCTATCGCTATGCTCGAATTCGGTTGTTTGCCTGGCAATATTCCGTGATCCGCCAAGGGGATTTGATTCAAGGAATAGAATTCTGTTGTCTCGGATGATGGCCCCGTAGTTTCAAAAAACGCAAGCAAAGAAGTGTTTTCGCTTGGCATGGTATATTGAAATTCAGCCTGATTACTGATTACTTGGGTGCCCCGCATCCAATAGGCGAATGTCCATCCTTGGTTTGATGTGGCGATCAACTCTACGGTGCTGCCCTCGGGGTGAGTTCCTGCCCCTGTCACGGTTCCGGCGCCTTCGGGGTTTATTGATAATGATAAGGTGTATTCATTCGGGGGCACATCCTCCAATTCAGCAACTAGACTGAGTGCCTCGGTAACCTCGAAGGTGTGTGGGTTGGCCGTGCTGAATGTTTCACTTCCATTTCTCCACCTTACAAACTGCTTTCCGCTTACGGGGTTGACATTGATTTGAACGGTGGATCCTTCCTGAATCGGATTGCTGGGGTTTTGTGATGTGGTGCCTGATCCTGCGGGGTCTACACTTAGGGATATCGTGTAGGTTGGTATTAGCTCAAATACCGCTGTCAAGCTTAGGTTTTCTCCGGGCATGTTGAAGGAATAAAGCGCATCGGTACTGACTTCATCCCCTCCAATTTCCCATCTAAGGAACCGATACCCTGAATTTGGTGTGGACTGAACTTGGACCAAATCACCCTCTTCATAAGGGCCTGTGGTTAATTGGCTTACTGCTCCCCCATTGTTGGCATTGAGGGTAACCGTGTATGTTTCCGGTGGCACTACACTAAATGTTCCTATGATTGTTTTTTCCTCTGCTAATGTAGTGTAGCTGTATGGGTTGTTTGTTGATAACAAGGTTTCCCCATCGTACCATCCATCAAATTGATTACCACTATCTGGAGTTGCTGACAACTCAACGTTAGTTCCTTCCTCATGAGGGCTTTCAGGGTTTTGGATTGCTGTCCCGTTTCCTGAAACGTTAAGGGTAAGCGCATAGGTTTCAGGCGGTATTTCCTCAAAAACAGCCACAATACTCTCTGATTGTGCGGCTCTTGTCAATATCCACGGATTGGGTTCCTGTTGATCTACTCCGTTTCGCTGCCACTTGTCAAACGTCCATCCTGAATTTGGAGTAGCTGTAACCGTTACTTGTGCCCCTACTTCGTGTGGGCTTACTGGATCAACGGAAACGGAACCCGCTGCTTCAGGGCTTGCAGCGGCGGTTAATGGATATATGGTTGGTTCGGGGTCAAGTGGTCCCAGATCATCTACAAGAACTTGCCATGTGAAGCTGTTTAAAAACAACTCTGTTACTTCGACTCCATCAACATCCAGTCTTTTCCTTAGAATATCCTGCTCAACATTATCATCCTCTGTGTCATTTAAGTACAAGAAAAATTCATTGCTTGCACTTGGTTTCAATGAACTGTTTGGATCATAGGCAGGGTAATCCGTTTTCCATTCTGAAAATGTGCGATTGAAACTGAATGGCCCCGACCCCGTGTTTAATGTTAGACGTGTAAATTCCTTTGTGTCTGGATTTGCGTAGATATAATTATTGTTATTAATCAAAGAAAAAATATCCTCAATCTTATTTTCTGAATGGCTGTTACTGATCTCAAATAGCCTCATCATTCTTTGATCCCCGAAGCTCACAACCACATTATCATAGAACTCTATATTTCTTATGTGTTGTCCTGAATTGGTATCGTTTTGACAGTTCAACCCAGCATAAAAATTATCGAACATGATATTATCATGGCACTTGTGATTAGAGGTATTGTGATATTTCACACCATAGGCATTCCCTCTTAGTAGGTTGTGGCGAATGGTAATACTGCAATCCTGACCTACCACATAAGAGTCGTCTATGTATATTCCCTCATTGGCAAATACTGCCGTTGATGGCATCCCCTCTAATGTTCCTGGCCCCGCAAAAATGTGATTTCTTTCAATTATTCGCTCGTTGATATTATAATTGGCATTAACAGTAGGGCCGTTCTCATGGTATATACCCCCTGAATCAGCTTTCACATTGGCACAGCTAAAAATCCTGTTGTGGGAGAAAAGAAACTTCACACCTTGCGCAATTACACCGTTAAACCCTACATTATTGATATAATTGTGCTGAAATTCAACATCAAAAGTTCGTGTAGAGAACATGAAAGTATTGTAGGAACCATCCCCATTACTCCCAGCTCCCGGAAACATGGCATGATCCTCTATTGTGCAACCTGTCACCTTGACATCGGCCTCCCCGTGACGCATCCAATGTAGCGTATTATTGTTTTTTCGGAACTTGCAACCATAATACCTAAAACCTTCTGGCCTGTCTGCCTCTTCGTAATTTTCGGTGTAGATGAAGGTCTGACCCATGTGTTCTACCTCACACAAATCAAATCGGAGCCCCTTGCACCTTCGAAGGAATGAACAAGAGCAAGATGGATGTGTGATACCGTCATTGGCACTTCGCTGCACCACACCGTTGAAGCCCGTGAATTTTATCTTCTCAAAAATATTGTGCTCTAAACCGAATTGATCAATCCATTGCTGATCTTGGGCCACCCTGACTTTGTAATTATCGGGATTATTGGCACCAAAAAACATAATAATATCATCTCCCTCCTGTGTCCATTCCCCCAGCTCGGTGCAAAATTCCCTTTTGTTATCGACCTTATATCCGTAATTAACTTGCGCATTGTAGCTACTCGTATTTGAATAGGATAATGTACTTCCTGAATGTGCCGTTATTTCGGCCTTATCCAAAATCCAATGCAGCTTTTTGAATATTACCCAACCTCCAGTAAGATTTAGTTGGGAGGCATCTAAGTTAGCGGAATCGGAAATGGTACCGGAACCTGCGCCACTTGCACCAGTAATTGTATTATAACCCTCTTTTGGCCAAACGCCTCTCGGTTTTTGTGCATTATCAAATGAAAGACTGTTTACCCTAGGATCTAACCCGCCTGAAACAGTGTGTCGGTATAATCCCCCTCCAATATCCGTCCATGATGGAACGTCATAGAATCCGGTGATTTCAGGAAGAGGCAAACTATCATCCCCGTAGGGAATCCAGTTAATAGGATTCATCGCTGTGCCACTCTTATTAATCCCCGTAATGCCCTTCCATACACTTCCATACTTCAAACCAATAACGCTACCGGCAGAAGCAAGCTCCTGCGCACGTTGTATTGTCGCAACCGCTAAGGCATCTGAGCTACCGTTATTAGCATCGTTGCCTCCATTTCGGACGTATATAGTAGGGGTTAGTGGCATAGTTTATCTATTTAAGAGGTATAGCCCCTCATTCCCTTATCTTTAGTGTTTTTATTGATAGCCTTCAATTCAATTATTGTGAGCTTCAACTGATCAACCGTGTGAAGGGTGTTCATTTCAATCTGTCCCAAATGATTGATTTGCATCACACCCTGTCTTATCCCTTCCGTTGCATGGCTTTCAATCCGTTTAATCATGTCGAATTGTGCCCTTGTTAGTCCGGCCAATAGGGTTCCCGTTTCCTCTGTGAGTTCCCGCCTGATTGCTCCTGATAGTCCTGTTTGTTGGGATTGTGCGCCCGTTAAATCTATTCCGGTGGCCTCTTGAAGCTGTTTCAATGCCTCCTGTGCATTTTCTGAAAGCTGGGTGTAAGCTTGGGTGAATCGGGCTATTTCCCCCTGGGTAAGTTCACCGTCTGATTGAGCATCCTCAGCGAATTGGTCAATAAGTTCGTTTAATGGCCCCTCCAAGAATCGGTATTTGAAACCGCTTAGGATTGCATTCCTGATTATACCCTCAATATCACTTCCAGCCCCTTGAAACTCTGCAATAATCCCATCTGCAAGCCCGGTCCAGGTCAATCCCCCCGTAAAAATGTTATCCAGTTCGTTTTGGATTTCCCGCAACTGCTTTTCAACCTCAATACCCTCTTCTTTGAGGCGTTTAAGTTCCTGAAAGGCTTCTTCGGCCTGTTGGGTTAGTTTACCACCTACTGAAAGTTCTTCTATCTGCTCAAATGAAAGCCCTGCTAATGTTTCAAAAACATCAATTTCTTTACTTCCCAACCCAAAAAGACCGCTCCTTATTGATTTCGTCTCACCTGTTCTGAAAAGGAAATTACCCATTTCCTCCATAGCCTTATCAATACCCTCTTTCCCAGCAGAAAGCATCCTATCAAGGTCCATAGCCATCTTCCATGTGAGCTCGGTATTGAAGGTGTCACTTATTTTCCGTATGTCGTTTTCTATTTCTTCTAGGCTTTTTGCAAGGATTTCACGCTGATTATTAAGCGTCTGCAATGTTGATCCCTGAACCTCAGCTGCCAACATCTCCCTGTCCCTGTACAGCCTATTCACGGCCAATTCCCCGTATAGGATTTGTCTCTGGAACCTCAATTGCTCCTTATACAACTCCAATTGCTGCTTTGCGTAGTTATTTGCGGCGGTCATCATTACGGATATACCGCCTAATATCGCACCCGCAACACCTGCCCCAGCCGTGACCATCCCCAAAACATCCCCGGCACCGTCATTGGCCCTCATGGCTTGCATGTAGTCATTAATATTCTGCTTGACCTGACCTGTTCGTTGAATGATGTTTGCCAGGAGCCCCAGGGTTTCCCCAAAAGCCTTGTTGGTGTCTCCCACTGAGCGAGCAACGTCTGCCATAGACCGGGAAACATCTTGCATGGCCATGGGTAATCTGGATTCAATGGACCTTTCGGCCTGCTCGATCCTGCCCAGCATTTCCCGGTAGAAACCTTCTGTAACCCTGCCCGTCTTTTTGAGTTCTTGAAGTTGTTCCCTTGCCGTCCCAACGAGACTTTTGGCCGCTCTAATGGATAGGGTTTCTATACCCATGAAAAGGCGCCTGTAAATCCCTAGTTTTTGAGCGTTGGCATCGTCTAGGGCCGCTATTTCTTCATGGTATTGCCTTTCAAGTTCTTGAAGTTGTTCCCTATTAGCAACACCTTGCAGTTTCTCCCTGTTGAGGATGTATTTTTCCCTTATAAGTTCCCGTTGCGTTTCGTAGTCCTGGACGGATTGAAGGAGTTGGTTTTGCTGCTTTTCTTGCAACTGCCTTTCCCTGTTCAACTCTTCTTCTAAGAACCTCAACCGCTCATTTTCAACACCCCTTCTTTGGCCGGGGTCCATCATTGAAAGCTTTTCGTATTCATCCCTGATAAGGTCAATGTAGTTCTTTGCAATGTCCAATTCACCCTCATAGCGGGCATTGGCTTTCTGCAAACCCATCTCGGCGATCATGTTTTCATAATCGGTGTATAGTTGCCTTCTTCGCTCGAGTTCCTTTTTCAGGTCCTCGGTTTCAGCACGGTAGCGGATATCCCCCGTGGCCTGGGATTCTATGTTGTCTATCCGGGTCAATACAGTTCCCCCCAACCCCGCATCAATCGCCGCTTTTCTAAGGTCCTCAAATTGCTTTCTTACCTGTTGTATCTCCTGCTCGCGCTTGTCAAAGGATTTTTTGAAAAACTGATCCTCCATTTTCTGGATATCGTTAAGGACCATTTTCCTTTCTTTCTCAACATCCCTTAGCTCTTTGTTTTCCTCCTTGATGTTGTAATTCGAAAGTACATTATTGATGGCAAGGATCTTTTTCTTTACCTCAGCGATTTGTGAATCGTTAGGGGCCAGGCTATCAAGGTAATCCTGTAGGTTTTTACGGATAGTTTCTGCATCCCCCTTATCCTGAATCAGTCCTACAAGCCTATCAAAATTGGCTACGGTGTCACTTATGAGCTCATCAAATGCCCGTTTGTTGGTTTCTTTTTTACCGCCCGTTCCAGTGATTATTTCAGTGAAATCAAAGGCTTCTAATAATGAATCCCTTTGGGTTTCTAGATCTCTTTTGGCTTGATTTACTATTACGTCATCTGTTCCTGATCCTGATATGAAAGCAGAGAACCAATCTCTTAATGATAATTGAGCCCCCCTGGTAGGATCAAATGTATTTCTCATTGACTCCCCGACCCTTCTAAACATTCCGATGGCCTCAATACCCTTCGTGTTTAGTTCATCCAAGCTTTCATTGATGGATTGTAATTGCTTGTATGCCTCCTGTGTGGCTATGTTTTTCTTTATGGATTTAGTGTATGCCTCAATAGCATTTGCAGCTTTTCCAGCGGCTATTTCCTCTGCTGTCAGGTCTTTAATCGAATCCCCCATCAACAAATTGAGCTGATTCATAGCCGCCACCTTTTGTTCTCGGGTGGCCAGTTCATTTTTCAGTACCCCTACAAGCTCATTGATCCTAGAAAGTTCCTTTGCTCCCGCCTTTTCACCCTCCTGGATGGCATCATTGTAATTTTTCTGTACTGATTTTGCGGTGTTGATTGTTTGGGTCAATGAATAAATAGCAAGCCCTAACGCTGAAATAATGGCTGTATAAGCCCCTACCGGACTTGTGACAAATGCAGCGTTAAGCCCCATCAAAGCGGTTCTTGCGCCTACAAAAAGTCTTGACAATGCAAAAGTGCTGGTACCCAATGCCGCCTGGCTTGCGGCTGTCAGGATTAGAGCTGTTCGGTAGGACCCATAAACCAGAATCAAGGCCTTGATAGTTGTAATTACGGATTCATAATTTTCCACCAAAAAAGAAAGGCCCGCAATTCCCGATTTTATCAACCCTTCGTTTCCCTCCCCGATCTGGTTGAACATGAGTTGGATCCTGTCCTGGAGCTTGGCAATTTCCCCGGTTACCGTCTGGCTTTGCTTCTCCATCAAGTTGAAGAACTGACCGCCTGAGCTCGTCATGGATTGGAAAGCCTTTTGCACCTCCGGAAACCCGATCTGCCCGGCTGAAACCATGTCGTTGATCTTCGCCTCTGTCACCCCGAACTGTTCAGCTAATTGACCAACAATAGGAATACCTCTGGTAGTAAACTGCCTAATGTCCCTTGCAAATGCACGTCCCTGGGTTTTTAGCGTACCGTAGGCATAGGCCACTTCTTGGAAGGTGGCACCAACCCCGGAGGCTATGTTACCAATGGCAATCAGTTCCGGTTTGATTTCTTCCTGTGCAAAACCGTAGGCTAAAAGCTGTTTGGTGGCATCCGCTACCTCAGTAAGTTTGAAAGGGGTTGTGGTGGCTACCTGGACAATCTCAGCCATCAAAGCATCTGCCCTTTCCTTGCTGTTTAGCATGGTGGAGAATGCAACCTCTAATTGCTCAATCTCACCCCTAGTTTGGATGATGTCCCTAATCAGCCTTGACCCTTGGGTAATGGTGAAAAATCCCGTAGTGGCAAGTAATACCTGATTCATTAACCTGCCTGACCTTTGGGCACTTCTCATTGATCGGTCAAACCTACGTATGTCCCTTTCCAGGGAAACAATCTCCCTGCGCATTACCCGGCTTGATTGGGAATTTCGGAGCTCTGAGGCGGTCAATTGCTCCATGGTGGCCCGCAGCTGGGAAAGCCTGGCCCTTTTTTGAGCTATCGAACTGTTTGAGGCATCCATCACCGCCCTATTGGATTGAATGTAACGGTTATACCTGCTTATGTTCTCGTTGATCTCCCTTGTCCTGACCGATAGCCCGGCCATGGCCTGATTATACTGCCTCTGGGAGATTGTCCCGCTTTTAAGGTCGTTGTCAAGTTGTTTTTGTGCCTGACCTACTTTTGTGAGTTCGGTTTGAAAAGATTGCAGGATTCTAACCTGCTTTTGCATTTCGGGGTTAAGGTCTTGGAATGCCCTCAACCCATCCTGATAGACTGATTTGTAGTTCTTTGAAAGGCTTTGAAGCAGGGCGGCCTCTTTTTTCTTCTGTTCCGCTGTAATACCAGAAAGCGTGTCAGCTACTTTCTTGCTGTCACGCTCTAACTCTGTTGTGTCTATTCGGGCTTTCCAGGAAAGTCCACCATCCCTAACCTCTATTGGCATTTCGCTTCGCTTTGTTTTTTGACCGCTTATCGGTAATGAACGCCTCTAACTCATCTGCATCAATCACCTCATTATCATCATTGTTCTTTTCTTTTTCACTTTCGAATGTTGGAATGGTCTTGAACAGCATCACCAAATTGGGATAGCTCAAATCCATTATTTCATCCCAACTGAATCGAAAGTATTTGGCTGTGGCTCCGATGATTCCCCAGGGGCTATTATCCCCCCTGTATTTTGTAGGCTCGCTTCCTGATCCTGTGTTCCCGGGCTTATTAGATCCAGGCTTCTGATCATAGCGATAGAGTTCATGAAAGGCCGAATGTCGATTTGATCCTTGATGATTGAGGTGATATACTCCATTTCCTCATAGGTCATGTTTTCAAGGATGTAATCAACTAACTCATATGGGGTTTCCTCTTTTGGCTTCCCATGCAGGTAGGTGGCTATTATTTCGGCCATCTTGTCCGTATTGGCAAGGATGAAGAGGTTAACCATGTCGTTTAGATCCTCTTGGTTTTCGGGTTGATCCACTTCCATGAAAAGCCCGGTAACCTTATATGCCAACCTGAGAGAGGGTGGTTTGATGAAAAATGTTTTTCTATCGGAAATCACCCCCATCCTAAGCAACAACCGTTCAAACCACCCTGTTACCTCCCTGCTTATTACTACCTCGATTGCTTTCTCATTGACTGTATCGGCAACCTTCTTGATGTCTTTGTTTTTGCTCATAAACTTAAAAATTACCCCCTAGCCTTCTAAGGGGTAATTATTTACCCAACTGGTGGTTCAGCATCTTCCATGTACCAATCTGCCAATGGTTCATTGGATGCATTGAAAGGTGTCAAGGCCGTGCCGGTTCCGGTTACGGCAGTCAATGCCCCCTTGGTTAAAGGTTGGTCAATAGACATCCTAAGTAGCAACCTTGGGAAGGTGATCACTTTCCAAATGTCATTTCTACTTTTAGTTGTAATCTTCAATGTCCTTTCCACTCCGTTTCTGTTTGGAGTATATTTTCCATCGTCCAAAGTTCCCCCGAAAATAGTGTTGAGGGCCGCATTGTCAGCTTTATAGGTGCTGAATGTGATCTGAACAGGATCCGGCTCCGTGTTGTCCAGTTCATCATAGATCGTGTCGATTTCCTCGACATATATCCTTTCCCCCTCTACCTCGGGAACGGTCAAGGATACTGATTCCATTTCGATGGCCGTCACCTCTGTGAGTGAGGTTCCTGGGGCTCCATCTGCCCCGGTGGCCCCCACTTCAATTTTCTGTATTCCGTGTATTTTTGCCATTTCTTTATACGTTAATTGCGAAATATTCTACTCTTATGTTCTGGAATGAGCTTTTCTCCTCTGTCAGGAGGTTGATTTGCTCGATGTCCATGTTGTAATCAAGGCCCCAATAATCCTTAAGGAGTGGAACAATGATTTTACTTAGTGCCTTAAGCCTAGCATGGTTCGCCTGGGTTGTGTCGGTCCCGGATGGCCCGGCTAAAACAAGGTTTGGAACGTGGATATTGACCACTAGCATCCCTCTTTGTAGCTGGTCATTGTTAAGAGCAAGATCACTAATTACAATGTCCTCTTTGTCACTATTGAATGGCCTGTTGTTCTTGGTAAGCCGCCCGGTGATTACACCCGTAACCTCAGGAACATTAAGCCTTTGATAGACCTCATCGATTGCATCCAGGTTCAGTTTCATAGCTTCTTGATCCTTTCCATGGCCTGTTTTAGGCTTGATTCAGCTTCAAAAGAACTTCCTGTAAGCACGTCATATCCGTAGCCTTCAACATATACCGCATAGCTCATTCCAGCTACGACAATAAGGATGTACCCTACATTTTCACCTGCCAATGACCCGGCATATTCCCTTGCTTTTGCAACCCCTTCGTTTCCATCGGTTCCTTTAGTTGTTTTCTGGAAATTCTGCTTGATCACAACCCCATCCTTAATAATCAGATAGCCGATTGAGCTTCTCAGGTTTCCGGTTCTGTCGGTGAAGTCGGCCTTGGTCCTTGCGCTTTTCACAAATTCAAGACCGATCATATCCAACTCATTCAGGATGAAAGACTGAACCCTTTCCATTCTTGCGGATAGTTGATCCGTAATGTCTTTCTTGCTGAATTGTGGCGTTATACCCATACCCTCGAGTGTAATTGGTTTTTATCTGATCGCTTACAAGTGCCTTGGAAAACAATCACCCCACCGTCCCGCCTAAGCGTCACCTGATCCCCCACTTTTGGGAGCTTGGATTTTTTAGGCAGGAAAACAGCGTAGGAAAATTCAACCCTCGATCCATCCTCTTCATTTACCATATATTCGGCCCTGATATTAGGTTGATAGCGGCAATTTTGGATAACCTGGTCCCCTGGTTGGGGGACTATCCAATTACCATTTTCATCCTGTGCAGGCTCTCCTGTTGGGGATAATTGAAATCGGATGGTATGTGGGTATCTTCTTACCATAGATAGCTTTTGTTTCTCACCTTTGGCTGTGAATTGAACTCGTCAAAACCATGTTTACCAGATAGGTAGGAAAGCCGTTTTTGAAGTAGGTCCTTGTCGTAAGTGATAGTCAAATCACCCTCTTTCAATGATGAGTAGATCAAACTTTGAAGGACCTTGCAGGCGACATAAGCCACCTCTTTTTCAAGGTCATTCGAGTAGGTGTCTACCCCGTTCAAATCAGAATTGATGATCTCAAGATCAACAAGATCCTCGTTTACTTCTATAGCGCATTGCGCCAAAACGGCTCCCCTAACTGTCATGCTTTTTTGATTGCTCCTTTTTCTACCATCTTGTCAAACTTGGATTTCTCCAACCCTGAAACCTCCTGTCCTTTCAAATAAGTGGTATCTGTCTCTTTTACCCGAAATGGGATTTCGACAATCCACTTTACCTTTTTCGTTTCCTTGCTGTCCTTATCGGAGCTTTTCGTTTCTTTAGTCATGATTAGGATTCGATTACAGTAGTGTCAAGGTGGTAGATTTCATCCACATTGTTGATGATAGGAACTACCCTCGCCTGAGAAGAAGTGAACTCCTTCAATGGGCTGGTTTTCCTGTACTTGGATGCCAAGATGAAATCATCTACCGTCTGATAGGTCACGCTGGAAACAGGGTAATCCATCTCGGCTAAACGTGCCCAAACAAGATTTCCTATGTTCTCAGATTGCATAAAAACAACCTGACCGGCTGCCCATGGAGTGATTACCGATCTTACACCGTTCTTTTCCACCTTCACGCTTCTTTCCACTAATTGAATAGTGAAACCATAGTTGCCTAAAAGCATGGAATTGACTTTTTCCAAGTCAGGGGCGGGCACATTATCGCCCACAAAACCAACATTGAAAGCATACTTTTCTTTGACCTGCGTGGTCTTAGCGAAGTTGTCAAAGGTGGGCCGGTCCATAAGGACTACACCAACGGTATTTCCATCTTCCTGAGCCTTTTTCCTGATCTTCTCGATGTCATCCAAAGGAGTAGATGCAACGTTTGTCCACAATGTGTCCACGTTGAACTTGTTCTCATTCTGGAAACCATAATCGATCCTGATACCGGTGCCTACGTTGTCGGCATCTTCAGCAAGGGCAACGCCCGTGGAAAGGCCTCTAAGGAATGTCAATTCGTTACGCTCCCAAACACCTTGAATAACTCTAGGAGTATCTTCAAAAACCCGCCTCATAATCTCAGCATTAGGCACGTTCATGGCCATCATGGTAGAGATGTTGGTGAGCTGGGTTTCATTCAAGGTAAGCTCCATACCCATCTTGGGGATGTCACCGGAAAACTTGGAAATTGACGGTCTGCTTTTCAAAGGCAGACTTGCATCCATAGCGACAACATCGGCAGCCACATTGTGATTGTTTGATGTTACGCTCTCCCATTTTCCGCTTACAGAAAAAAGCTTTGAAAGCATTCTCCTGTGCCAATAGACCTGTGGTCTTTGCGTGTCGTTCAGGTTTTGCACCACCCTGACGGTGATACCGGGGAAATATTTATTTACCCATTCTTGAAATAATGATTCTTCCATTTCTTACCTCCCTATTTAATCAGCCCTGAACAAAACGAGTGGAACATCGGCCTTGAATGCGGCCAATATAGATGCCATGCCGAACGGTGCCGCTACCGGGTTCACCGTGCCTCTAACCATTATACTTGCAAAAGGTCTTGCCTTTCGAATGGTTGCTACCAAAACGCCTACATAGGAATGTCCCTCTGGTAATGCCGCATAGGCATCTCCGCCACCGTTCAAGGGCATGGGCTTATATACACCATCTCCATCGGTGATGATGACGTGCCCCGCCTTGATGATATCCGGTGCGAACCCGGTGACATCCAGCGTCCTTCCTCCCCTGAACTGCTCCAAGTTTTCGACAATGACAATGCTGTCATCACCGTCCATGAAGGATTCAGATTCGTTAACTAGATTTGCTACTGTCATTTGTTGTTCATAATTGAATCAGTAATATCTTCGACCTCCTCCTTGGAAGCCTCTTTCTTTCCGTTGGCACCTGCTTTTTTTGGTGCCCCAAAACCCCTTAATCCGTCATTTGAAAAATCCTGCTTGATTTGTTCAACTTCCTCGGAAGTCTCTGTCACGTAAGAATTGAAGGAATCCTCATCCTCGAAATTCATCCTTTCAAAGTCCTTCAAAATCTTTGATGTGATTTTTTCGGGAGCCCCTTCCAATTTCTTTTTCAGGATGTTCTTTCTGTTCTCCTTAAGATTTCCGGTTTCCATCGATTGGAGCTTTTCAGATAAGGCCTTATTGGTTTCCATCATCTGTTGCGCCCATGCTGGAATCTCATCGGTTTTCTTCTTTTCCCCGGGTGGATCTTCTTGCTTGCTACCTTTACCCTCGTTGCCGCCATCCTCTGCTTTCTTTTCTTTCTCCGCTTTGGCTTTTGCAACGGCATCGGTAACCCGCTTGTCAATATCCCCTTGGAATGCCTTAAGAAGTTTTTCGACCCCTTCTACTGAGGTTTCGATTTGATCCTCTTCGCTTACGGTTGCGGACAAGTAATCAGCCACCCCCTTAAATGCTTTTTCGCTGAAACCCATGTTGGTGTACTTGTTTTTCAGCTTTTCTAGGATTTTTTCAAACATGCTTATTTAGTTGTTTTGTGAAAACTTACCCCAAAAAACAAACAATTAGTAGACTATGCTATATTTTTCAAGTAATCAGATAGGGATATAAAGCCAAAACACCCTGTTTAAGGTAGTTTACGAAAATATTTACTAAACTTTTACAGTATTATTTTGGTGGTTTGGGTTTTTATTACTTGATTTGTTAAGTATTAAAAAATCACAATTATGGAACAAGAACTTAATCACGTCACCTGTGAATGGGTGAAAAAACAAATGGAAGAAAAACGGGTGCGCCCGGTGGATGTCGCAAAGCATTACAGTGTCCATCATCAGACTGTTTACCAGTATATTTCATCCAGTCCGATCCCGATAGGAAAGAAATGGAAGAAAAGGTTTGTCGAATATTTTAACCAGCTATCATGAAAGCACTAATAGGAGTAGGTGTCGCATTCGGGATTTTATTATTCCCTTTTTTCGCTGCTGTGTTCGTTGCCGGGTTTGCGGTTGGGTATGCAAATGGATTGGTTATAAAGCCAAAAATAAAGGGGAAAGTCTCCCTTAAGAGCGCAAAGGAATTAGGTAAGTCTGTACTTCATTTCAACTAACCATGGGACAGATAATAGCTATATCCGTGATATTGTTCACCGTTTTTTCCATCGGCTTATTGTTTAGGCACCTTTCTAATTGCAAGGAATACGGTGAGGTATGGATTGATCTTAGAATGCTGAGCACGTTGGATCAAAAGCTAAGGAAGGTGATTAATGATATCGATGATATCGATGATGAAAAAGTAAAAATTGTAAACATCGTGATTTACGGAGACAGTAGAACATCCAAAGATGTAAGCAATATCGAAAGCAAGGATCTTGTGGGTGCCAAAATGGTAAAGGTTGAGTTTTGTTATGAGTGAAGGAACTAAAATACAATGGTCGGATCAAAAATTGATCGATGAGGGATACAAAGAGGGTAAAAAATCATTTGATTTTCTTATAAAAGAAATACATGATAATTTCAACTGGGAAAACGTTCATACAGCCATGCATGCCACTAATTGGGTTTGGGTAATTGGTTATGATGAATTTGGAAAAGAAAACAAAGGAATCCCAGATATTCCCACAATCAAAAATAACGCTTACGCCCTTTTAAAACGTGCTTATGATAGAGAAACCCAAGTAAGCACAGGCGGTTTTTCGGCTGGATGGGATAACGGAGAATTATATTTAACATTCACTTTAGAGCAATTTTCGGTATAAAACCATGAAACCATGATAGAAACATTTGATTACGATTTGATTGATAAAAATGGGATAAACTCATTAGAATTACCTATTAGGTTAGATGTAGGTTCCTTCTTCGAGTGTTATTGGGGGAGGTATGTGGTAATAGAAACCCCAAAGGAATATGGGGAACATTATCAAAACATTGTTTGTGAAAGAATAGAAAAATAAAACCATGAGCGATAAAATCACAATACACGAATTAAAGAATTATTTGGGAACAGGGTTGAAGTGTAAACATCCATGGGAAAATGTGTTTTGGAGATTAGATATAGGAAGTTCAAACGATGAAGTTTCTATTAAAACAGCATTATGGATGCAAGCAAAACCTTTATGCTACCGCCTTTCCGACCTAGATAGGTTTATCCCAGAATTGGGGTTTGTTCCGATTGATGAAATAAGTGAAAAAATGAACATCAATAGAGGTTGGTGGAGATGGAAGGATGTTATTTCTGATAATTCAAAGGTATCTTGGTTAGATTTTAGGATAGTTGATCAGCTATTTCGTTGGCACTTCTGGCCTTTCGATCAATCATTCTTCACAAAAGGGTTGCTGATTGATAAGATGACTTATGGAAAGGAGGGTGGAGATGAATAAGGGAGAATATAATGGTAAATGTAACATTACTAGATGCGAAACTCAAAAACCTGCAACATGGTATAATCATTCAACACGTGCTTATTATTGCCCTACTTGCGCTGCTAGATTGAATAATGATCCATTTAACAAAAGGGATGCTGAGAGAATGTTTGGACATGATTTGTGTACCAAAGGAAAGGAGGCATCAAATGAAAGATGAAACAAACCAAAAAAACAAGGCAAAGTTCTTTGTGCTTTATTGGGGGCAGGAAGTATTATCAGCACCTCTAAATACAGGTCATTTAAGGGAAACTTATGCCGTACAAGCGACCGAAATGTATGATATACAAAGCTGTTACTTAGAACTCAAACCCCTATCCCAAATAAGCGATGAGGATGCTATTGCATTAGGTTATCCAGATGCGGGTGATATTATAGCTTCTTATGATATAGAGGATGATTTACCTCATTCATTAGCGGATGGTTTACGGGGATTAGGGTATGCTGTTCCCTACATGGGTCTATCAGTAGATGAAATGGTTCAGGCTGGATGGATTAAGTTAGTAGGAAAGGAGGCCGAAAATGGCTAAGGAACTTCAGGAACTAATGGATCGTAATAGAAAATTCGCACAGCGGGTTTTTCCATTGCATTGTGATGATCCAAAAGCACCATTACACCACCTAATCAAGGAGGTGAAAGAAACTATTGACGAGTTGGAAGCTGATAACTTGGATATGGAAAAAGTTCTTTTTGAGTATGCGGATTGCTTGATTTTATTGGTTGGAAGTGCGGTAAGAATTGGCATCACCGCAGAGGAATTGATCAAGTATTCTATGGAAAAAATGACCATCAACGAAAAGAGAGATTGGGGAAAACCTGATAAAAACGGTGTGTATTCTCATAAAAAAAACCAAAATGGCTAAGGTACGCACGCTTGCAAGGCAGTTCATGAAAGGACACCCCAGGGCAGGGGAACCAACTTACTTCGTGGAGAAGGTTTTGAATGCTTTGGGGATTGATTCTAATACAGAAATGCGTCCTGAATTATTTGACTACTTCGCAAGGCTCAACAAAGATAAAAGAGGTAAACTGGATAATCAGGTTTTCATTGAATGGTTTAACAGTCTCTCATTTGGCATCACCGATAAAAAACTCCACACAATACGAAAAGGCCACCACTTCAAAACAGGGGATAAAATCCAGCTTGCGGTATGGTCGGGTAAGCCATATTGTTCCCCTCAGATAAGGATTTGTCCTGAATTGGAGGTTGTGAAAACTTATGATTTTGAGGTGATTAATAATCAATTTATTATTGATGGTTGGTTTTTTTATGATCCATACAAATCAGTATTTCATAACCATTTTGAAGAGTTGACAAAAAATGACGGCCTATCAACCGATGATTTCCTTTCGTGGTTCAAATTCCCCTCAGACTTCAAAGGTCAGGTGATTTGTTGGGTTGATCCTGGGTATTAACGTATCGGGCATATGAAGCGTACCGAATTAAAAACTAAAATTAAAACAATGAAAATAAGACAAACATTACAGAAAATTCACAATCATAGCAAATTGGCAAGGTATGCTTTATATACCTTGTTGTATGCTGTTTTTACTCCATTTTGGCTAACTGGCATACTGTTATTTTGGATTACAAGACCATTGGTAGCATTAAGCCATTTGTTAATGGGAAATTTCCATACAGCAAAAGAAAAAATAACGGAATTAAATCCGCTATTGAACTTACGAGATGTCTTTTAAATGGCATACAACTAGAAGCTTGGCGCAATTAAGAAAATTAACCAAAATATTGAGTGATGAAAAAAGAAACAATAGAAGAATACCAAAAGCTAAATAAATTTCAAAAAGACCTAGTTGATGCCTTAGAAAACTTAGGTTTTGAACATAAATATTTCTTCACATGGGAGCTTTTGGGATGGGGATCAATTCGGGTTGATAAATTTAATAGATGGTCAGATGTGCTTAAATATGTCCACGAACAAGGAAAAGACCAAAAGAGATTTGAGCTGTGCCGAGTGTTGGGGCTTTAATTTCTATTAATAAAATTAACCAAAAGGATAAAGATATGTTTGGTGCAATAGCAATAGGGATAGCTTATTTGATAGCTAAAAAATTAGACAAAGCAGGTGAATATAAAACACCTAAAGGAAAGTATAAAAACCGATACAAGTAGCCATGAAACACACTTGGATAAACACAGGGGCTAAAATAGCAGACCGAATAGAACTAACTTGTAAGGAGGTGATACAAGGCGGTGACGTGAAATACATTGTTAGTGAATGGGATAAAGACTCCGAAAAGATGAAGCGGATTAACAAAGTGGCTAACAATTACAATCTTCGTCCTGAACTACTGGTTAAAATCTTAAAAGGGAGATGAAAAAAGAGACAATATACCTAGACCTCACAGAAATGAAGGTGTCAAGGCCACAGCTCAGAAGACTTGAAAAGAACCTACAGACTTCATCCGAGTTTGTAAAAAAGAAAGGAAAGGTTTTCTTCTTTTCGGTGGATCCGTTTACCAAGGCTGTGTTTTTTCAGGCCGTTGGGCAGGCTTTGGAGAATCTGGGTAATGCTTATGTGAGGGAATTGAAGTATGAATGGGAGTTGGGGAGATAAAAAAAACCGAAGGAAAGTGATGGTTCCCTTCGGTTATGGTTGATATACTGTCATGTAGTAAACCAGATTTGACAACTAGTCATGTAAATATAGGTATTTTTTGTTTGATGTGTAGGAAATAATTAATTAAATTTAGTCATGATACTTAAAAATTTAAACATTTTAGAGCTCAAAGCAATAAAGGAATTACTTAGTAAAAAGATAAAAGTAGTTCAGGAAGTAATTAAGGAGATTGAATCTGGAGGGGGTGGTTCTGTTTATGCTGTTTTTGATTATGAGATTGAATATGACCACATGGAGGCTGATTTGGTAGAATATAAAAAACAACTTGAAAATCTATCCAATAAATCAAAGATTGTTTGGGATGAAATAAACTCGAGGCTGGAAAATATTCAATAATACTACCCTAGTCCAAATACCCCCTCAACCCAGGATTATCATTCATAAAAGTAGGCAAGGACTTCCATCTATTGAGCATTTCGCTATTTCCCTTGATCCAATTTAACGTGGATTGAGGGATTTTTTTATATTGATTTATCTGTTAAAATGTTTGTGATTAAATAAAGTACTTTCCTATTATTGCTTAACTAAAATGGTTATTTTTATACTATCACTTAACTTAGATAGTATGAAAAAATGTAGCCATTGCAAAGAAATTAAACCATTTGATGATTTTCATAGGTCTAGTTTGAACAAATCTGGATATTATTCTCAATGTAAGAATTGCAGACACCTTAAAAGGAAAGCCTTAAAAACTGGCAAATCAAATAGAGACATATCTAATCTACCTAATGAATACTGGAAGGATTTAAAGGGTTTTGAAGGGATTTATCAAATCAGTAATTTAGGCAGGGTTAAAAGCCTTGAAAGAAAGGTTTCTGATCCTTATCCTGTAACTGGTTATCGGATAATAAAGCCATCTATTTTAAAGGTTACTTTTTCAAGCGGTTATCCAAGCGTTAGGTTGACTAAAAATAAGAAGTCAAAAAACTATTCAATACATGTGCTTTTGTTTGCTCATTTTAGCAACAAGCCATTAAAGGATGGTTTTGTAGTTGACCATATTAATAATAACAGGAATGATTATAGGCTTGAAAACCTTCAATTGATCCCACAAAGATACAATAGTGTAAAAGACAAAGGTAGGGGTAATCTACTTGGTAGTTTTTACATTAAACCAAAATCTAAGGATGGTGAACCTAGATGGGATGCTCGAATTAGGCTTAACAATGAAAGAATTCATTTAGGTAGGTTTGATAATCCTTATGATGCTCATAAAAGGTATCTCAAGGAATACAAAAAGATTCACGGTTCTATTCCAGAAGTGTTTTAAACCTCGGGTTATCCTTTAAAAATGGGGGTAGATGTTTCCAACCATTTACCCTTTCTTTGTTTTCTTCCAGCCAGTTAAAAAAACCATCAGGTGGGTTTTCTATCTTGTCTTTAAATTTGAAGTCTTTTTCGGTTCCGTCTAATACGGCATCCTGATAAGCTCTGAACTCTTCTTTTGATGGAAGTACGGGAACAGCATAGCAGATACATTGAATGTGCCACATAGTGAATTTAAACCATGGAGGATAAATACCTGCAACTATGTCGCAAACATCGAAAACTATATGCTGGTCCGATAACCTCACCTCAACCCCCAACACAAAAGGAATGGAACTAAACTTCTCATGGTCAGCTGTCCGATAGGCAGTATTAACCTCAGTCCTACTTACCCTCATGGCATTCTTATAGCTGGAGCGATAAACCCCTTGCCCTGGCTTGAATTGCCTTGCTGCCCTGGATAATACCAGGTTACCCTTTGCATTCCTTACCCGCCTGAATAAAGCATCAGGATTGCGCAAAAAACGTCTTATGGACCTGCTTATGGTCTGGGAGCTTTGGCCCTCGGATATCCCCGAAAAAAGTGACCATTCTATTTCCCTTTGGAGTTGGTTTGATAAGTTCCAAACCCTATCCGATAGTTTTAAACCGTCAATAGTCCGGTTCAGGAAAGCATTTAAAGGCCTTTCATATGTCGCATTAATCAGGTCTTTTACATTCTGGCTAATGGTTCGTCCATCATAGGAACGGTAAACCAAATCGGTGAAGTTCTTTTGGCTTGCCTGGAAAGAAACTTGAATCCCGTTTACAATGGCCGCCTCAACTTCAATCCTGAAACCCTTTAAAGCCTCCTGGATCTTTCTTTTGAGTACAGGGTTGTCATCTAATCTGAAGGTATCACCAACCATCTTTAAGCCGCTGGCACCGGAAATGACCTGAATTACCCTGTCGTAGGCTTCATCTATCTGTCGCTGTACCCTGCGTATGTTTCGCCTGTTTTCTTCTTCCTCGGGTGTCATTTGTTGTTATTTTGGTGCCTTTCCCAAGCCTTAAACCCCTTATCCCAATACTTCATAAACACCATAGCAAAGGTGGGTCTGCTGGATTGGAATTGGTAAATAGGTTGGTATGGGTTTTCTGCTTTTATTCCTTCATGCTGACATGCTTTTACCCCCTTCATAAAAGCGCCCCTGAAAGCCGGGTTTTTAATCGTTTCGGCTTCTTTGTTGATGTTTTGGGAGTTGGGCCATATTTCGGGGGAGGTGGTCATTTAGGGTAAACCCTGTGAACATTTTCAATAAACCAATCAATAGCCTCCTTAGCCAAATCAGATTTATCATTTGGATCAATAGGTAATTCTAATCCCTCTTTTTTTAGCCATGGGTCAAAGATGTGATTTGGAATTACAGCTATCCTTTTATCTGAGGTAACCACAAAATAAAGCGTCTTGAATGCTAATTCTTCATTGTATTCTTTGTTTTTACGCCTCATGACCTCCCTGTCAATATCATCTGAAATGCAGAAGTATTCGAGGTTATCGGAACCCAGTTTATCAAGGTTCAATTTTTCGACAATCCTAAATTTATATGTAGCCATAATTACACCTCCATCCCTCCAAGTTCTTCTTCATTAATCTGCCTGATCTCTTCCTCTGAATCATCAACATACCCCAATGTTTCAATTGCTGTTTTCCTGGACATAAACGATTTACCCCCTAATGCTGTGGAAATATTGGACATCAAAGTAGATTGATCATCAATCATGTACGGGGTGATTTCGGGGTCTATTTCCATGTTGTTAGCCTCTTCCTTGTATTTCCCGTTCATGGTGCCAATGTAGGCCAAAATCAAGCTATACCTCCTCTGCAAATGCTCCACAAAGATTTCTTTCTTATCCTCTACTTTAAGATGGGCATCCATGAACATCAATTTCAAGGCTATACCTGTGATGTTTCCGATTCCTTTGACTGATTCAAAAGAGATGTCAGGCGTTTGGGTGAGGCTGTAAATGAACCTTACCAGCGTTTCAATTTCCAGTTTGACAGCATCTGGGGCCTGATCCCATGAAAGGTATTGGGCTTTTGCGTTTTCATCAGCTTCAAGGATCTTTCCAGATTCTCCTTTTTGAGCAAATCCGGTAATTTCGCCGTTCACAAAAATGGTAGGGGAGGCGTGGTAATCGATCGTGTCAGCATAGTTGGAGAACAGCTTTTCCATCCTGTCAATCAATCCCTGTACGTCATGCCATTCTGGGTTATCCTGCCTTGAATAGACCACCGGGATTTTACCGATTGGATTGTCAACCCTGTTAACCTCAACCCACCCCTCTTTTTCTTTCTTCCAGACTACCTTTTCATCTGCTGTATAGGTTTCAAAATAGACTTCCTTTTCGTCTCCCTTTTTGATTTCGTATTCCCGAGAGAATGCTACCAAATCATCGGTATCATCGAAAATAGGGTAAAGCAGGTCACCGCTCAACGGACTCCAAATTGTTGATTTAATTTTCAGGTCAGAAGGGAACCCGTATTTTGTGTGAGTTTCTTTTGCGTCAAATGTATACCACATTTCCGCAACCTCAGTGGCTTTGAATAGTTCCCGGGCTAATCGCTTGTTGAATGATTGTTCCTTGATCGATCTGAGTATCTTTTTCAGGCTGTCAAAAACTATTTCCCCGGTGTCACTCAATTGGGAATCAATAGGGAAAGGTTTGACCGGGTTCCCGAATAGAAAGCTGGCAGCCCGTTTAACAATCAGTTTTTGTATGGCCAGGGCTATTCTTGCAACCGGTTCGACTGCGGTTTGCCCATCCTCTTTTTTTACCTGCTTATCCGGTCTCTTTACCTTGCTGGTAATGTCATGCAAATAGGGGTCATATTCCTTTTTGATCCTGTCAATTTCAGGATGATCACCGTCCCTTAATTTCAGGGTTTCAATGATCTTTTTGATCTCCTGGATATCTTCACCTGTCAGGTCTAATATTAATTCGTTTACTTTCATCGGAAAAACTGTGTTAAGTTCTGCTTCTTTCTGTGATAATGAGGGGCAAACGTATTGGCCAGTGAATCGAACTTATCCGGTGACCTTCCAAGCCTCTTTATGATTTCATCTTTCTTTTCGATTATGATGGATCCGTTTGATTGGAACATCCATTTTATTTCGCTCGCTTCTTCTGTTAGGTCTACATCTTCAGGCAGCATTGCCCCGGTTTCATTCTTCGGGTCCAACCAATCCCGAACTCCCCAAAAACAAAAAGCTCTCATGTTGGCAAACTTGTACTCACCTGTAATATCTGATAAGGGATTTCCAAACTTATCCTCTGCTTTGTTTCCAAATTTGACCGAATAGATTTGATCTGTTAACCCCTGTTCATCCAGTCTGGAATATACCCCAGCACCCTCTCCAATAGTGTCAATGAAGGCTATGGATCCTGGGTTTTGCTCCAATCTTGTTTTGGTCATTCCGGCTACCTTCATGTGTTCTGCCTTACCTCCGGAGTTCATAGCATAGAAATCCGTTACCCTGGCATCAAATCGGTTACAGAATACCGATTTATCACGACCCATTCCCGCCACATCTACGCCTATCCTAGCAGGTTCTTTGGTTTTGTAGTTCTTATTATCCCTCCATCGTTTTTGGGCCAATTCAATCCACTGGTGAGGGATTAGGGTATCTTCTCCAACCTTAGGGAATGTTCCCAATACTTTTTTCCTAAAAAGGTCATTTGGTCTGTATAATTGGCCTTCCCATTCAAAATCATCATGTTCAATATTGAATTCATCTTCCCTGATTGGCTCTGCCCATGAATTGACCTTATCCAATACCCATTCATAATCCACCTGTCCGGGGATAACTATTTTCTTTTCAACTACATTAGTGGCGTTGAGTGAGCTTAGGGAGAACCTGGACCAACGTTCTTTTTTTTGGGACCTGGCAGCGTATCCGGTCAATATATTGGGATTGAACACTATCAATAACCTTGAATTACCCTGTAGGTTACCCTCGATGGCTTCAAATGTTCCCTCTGGTATTCCCGTTGCCTCTGTTACCACAAACATCGTATTGACAGCGTGAAAGCCTGACCATGCCTCATGCGTGTTATCGTCAGCTTTAAATCCCGTTAAGAACCATTCTTCCCAATCGGTCCTAATATCATTTCCAGAAAATCGCCCAGGTAATTCTATACCTCTTTGTCTGGCTTTCCTTATCAGTTTACGTATTTCAGGCACCATAATGTTAATTACCTGCCTTCCTGTGGGAGCGGTGTTGGCTACTTTGGTATTTGCTATCAAATTACCTTCTTTGTCCCATCTAGGGGTAAGGTAAAAAAAACATACAGAAGCCACAGCCGCAATGAAGTCTTTCCCCCTGGATGTTCCGCTTGCAACGGTGGTACGTGGGTTGTTTTGAACAGATCTTAATATTTCGGCTTGTTCATCATCAAGAATGGCCCCAAGTGCTTCACGTGCAAAAAGGCACCAATCCTTACGCCATTCTTTGATGGTGGATTTTGCTTTTTGCTCTATGACGGCTGTATTACTCATCTTCTGTTTCCTCTGCGCTCGTTTCTCTCAGGAAGTCGAAGAACCCCTTTCCTTGCGAGGTAACATCAATCCTTTCAGGGGCATCTATTCCAAGGATCCTGCAACGCCTTTCAATGCATTTTTCAACCCCTGACAGGTAGGCGGGATTACCAAAGTTTACCATGTTGATAGTCTGTATTTCCTGTTGGGTGGGTTTGATAGGATTACCGTCTTTATCGGTTCCTACCTGGCCCATTAGCTTTTTTGACTTCTTTTCGTAGTCCTCTATGGATTTATCCCAAGCCATCCAATAAGTCCTTTCAAGCTTATTGATCTTTTCAAGTTCTATCAGCTTTTGTTTGTTGATATCATCGATCCGGTCTTTCTCCCATTCTTTCAGGAGCTTGTTTAGATCATTGTGAATTGTTCGATAGGAAACGTATTTTTCAATTCCTACATGTTTAGAAAGCATCAAAGCAATAGCCCTGACAGAATAGCCCTTCAAGTAGTGTTCAGCTACGAAGTTCTTATCTCTTTCCAGTTCTGGTTTTGATCGTGCCATTATGTGAAATTTCTAATATGTTCAATAATTTATCTTAGTATTATCCCCTCATATTTGGATATGGTTTCCTCTATTTCATTCCTAATTTCTTCATAAGAATCAATCTGATCAAAGATGATTTCCAGTTTGATTTCGTTCTTTTGGGTAGGTGTTGATTGCCCTGTGTCCTCTTCATCCCAACCCACCGGAAGATCCATACCCCAATGTTCAAGTTCCTCTATATCCCATTCGTTTGCAATCATATCAAAATTATGCTCTCCAAAAGAAATATTATCTTTCTGAATTATCGCCCTAATAGTCTTAGCAGGTGTTTTAGCATCAAGAACCTTACAAGGAATTTCCTTATACTTTAGGTGCTTACAAGCCTGCAACCTCATATTACCCCCGATAGCTACAAATAGCCCTTTCAAGGGATAAACCAAAACTTCTCTCATTTCAAGCATCTCAGGATCATCAACAATGCTTTGCACAAGCTTTTCAAACTTATGATCCTTGATCAATCTGGGGTTGGCCGGGACATCAGGTATTTGTCCGGTGTTTGGAACCACTTTCGATATGTCAATCCATTGGGTTTTCATTCTCTTATTACTTCTTTTGTGAGTTGGTTTACAATACTCCTGAAATCTGAATAAATCGAATAGAAATCCTTTGCCCTCCTTACTTTCTTAAGAAGCTGTTTCCTGTTGATTGAAGGGATATTTTCTATGATCTCAGTTCCCAATCCCGTTTTCATCCTTTGGTCATGTGCCAGTGAAATCGGGTCATAGATGTTCATTATCACAGCAATGCAAATGAGCATCTTGTTATATTTTGGAATCCTCCTTGGGAGTATTGATTTCGAAATACCATTAATCTTGGAATAGTCGTTAAGTAGCGGCCTGTTCCTCCTGATTTCTTGTAATATCTGTCCCTTGACGTTAGGGTAGTAGATATCTAGAATCCTGCATATTTCGAAGTTTGTGGCTCCCATTTTGACAAATTAAGCATTTTACATTACTATTCAAGTAGTTAAACCGAAAAAAGAGTGGTTAGGTTAGCCATATTATTAATCCCGAACCCGAAGCAAACCCACGGGTCAAGCCTGAAAATCCACCATGATACTAAGGTGACTAATAAGCCTCCGATAAAATGTAGGGCGATAAATGCATAGGGGTGTATCCCGTTAAGCTTTTTGAATATTTTTGATAGTGTTTTCATGGTATGTTTGTTTAATCCATCTCTATTTTTTTCGCTTCAACAAAGAAGCTGTCAAGTTCCTCTTCTGTCATGCCTACTATTTCGGCCATACCTTTGATTGTGTTGCTTTGCCTTCTCCATGTGTCTATTTCCACCCATGCTATTAGCATCATTGGGTTATCAGATTGCGATATAGCCTGTTCTACCTGTTCCAGTTTTCCTAATATTTTGAGCATCACCTTCCCCTGAAACTTGGTGATTTCTTGGGGGATTCCGTTGATTTCCTTGGGCCAATTGATTTCAACCTCGTAATCATCGGTTTCGCTACGGTATCGGGCACTAATTACATAATCCTCTAATCCTTCTGGAATATCAGCTCGAAAGGGGTCTTGTCTCGATCCTGTGCCTGTTTTTTGTGCTATCATACCACTCTTGTTATTGAGAAATTAGAAATCATATTCTGAGACCTCGTACCGATTATTCCAGCGAACGCAACATCTGAGCTATTTACAAACACGCTATTATCATTTTCAACGTCAACTACTGAATTGTTTGAAGGGTAATCCGATGATCCTACAAACAAAATAGACCTTCCACCTGGTGATATTTCCCCTCTTCTGTAATATTTAATAAATCCGTTTACACCAATTTGAGCTGCCCCCCTTGCTGTATTTGAAATACCAGATTCATTATAATTTTTCTCTAATAACAAAGTTTCAATCCCAGAAATAACCCTATATAAAGAAAATCCGTAACTAGTAGTTGCGGTATCAAATAATATATAATAATAATTATCAATATCTTTTCCAATTATAAATCCACAACTAATCTGTTGTGAAGTGTTAAACCCCCTCGTCTGACAAAAACCACGAACAGACAAAGACCCAAATCCCGTATTAATTATTGATGCGTTTAATGAATCTGTAGATGGGCTCGCTCTATTCGAGGTGATTATCATCCCGTCACCTAAAAATGTCTGCCATGTTTGCCCTGAATCAGATACCCCAATAGGTCCGTTTCCTCTTGAAAATGAATCCCAAGCAAACAAATTATCCAAATCAACCATCCCCGCCAACGGGCTTTTCAAAAGAGGCACCTTACTCTTCAAAAACTCCGTTTCATTCACCCTAACCGCAACCCCCTGAGCATTCACCCTGAATAAATCACCCTCTTGGGCATCTGTGAAATTAATCTTCTCGGTTATCTCGTTTTTTGAAGTCTCTGCATCACTTGCACTTTGAGCAGCATCTTCCGCATGTCCCCTACTCGACTTAGTGCCTTCCCCTCCTGGCTCGTTGCCTTCTGCCCAGGACTGGGAGAGGGTGGTAAAACCTTGAGCATCATTCTTTGCTTGTTCTACTTCCCCTGCCGTCTGGTCGATCTGCTGTTTAGTGACATCAATTTCGCCTTTAGTTACGTCTACCTGACTCTTTATTGTTTCCGTGTCATTTTTTGCTTGTAGGGCAATTCCAGATGCTGTATTGACCTCCTGTTTTTTTAGGGTAACATCCTCTTGTGCGCTAATAACAATATCCTTATCGGTGGCTACCTGTTGAGTATAAGCGGCAACATGATTATACCATCCCTCCATCTGGGTCATGGCAAAATCCTTGGTTATGACGTTGTAAACTATCCTATTTCCGCTAACTGTTATCTGTGGCATGGTTGGTGTTCGTTTTGAAGATGTTCAGTTTACCGGGAAAAAAAGTATGGGGCTTTCCGTCTTTCACCGCTTTAATGTCCCAAAATTTAGAACTCATTGAGATTAGGGGCTCATGGTCAATTTCCCAAACAAGGACGGTCGGGCTTTCAACGCTTCGGGTTAGTCCGGTATCAAGGTCGTAGGATTTAACTGCCTCCGATTGCATGTCCAAATTTTCCTTAAGGTCAATTTTGATCGTGTCAAAAGTATTCCAGTCCATTTCAGGAATTTCAATCTCCACCTTTTCATCCCGGCCCTGATAAACGTTGATATGGACCATGTTTTTTTTGACCTCAATTAGCTCTTTGTTATACATATCGATTGCCTTAAACCCAAAAAAGGGCAGGGTCAAAGCCCATACCCTTTTCAGTCAAACCCAAAATAACCTATTATAGACAAGCAAGTTAAGTATTTTGCTTGAATAGTCAAGTGTTTTGGTCAAAATAATTGGAGTTGGTTTATATGGTTCTCAAATCTTTTCACCGAAGCATCAAAGTATTCCTTGTCCAGTTCAATTCCTGTAAAATCAAACCCTAGATTGTAGGCTGCTATTCTACTGGAGCCTGATCCGAGGTGTGTATCGAGTATTTTATCCCCTTCCTTGGCGTAGTTCATCAATATCCATTCGTAGAGTTTTACTGGTTTTTGGGTGGGATGTAGGCGCTCTTCCTTGTTCTTCATATCCCCTTGAATAAATCCTGACCATGTGAATTTGAATTTTCTAACTGGTGATTTAAATGATGTCCAAGCTAATTCTCCATCAGCGAAATCAGATCCTCCATTGTTTTTATCCCAAAACAGAAAACAAGGGGTTGGAAATAGATTGAAATAGTTTCCTCCCCATATTATTTGATTTTTAGACACTCTAAATAATTCATTAAAATAAAAATCGTCTGGAATTAGACAATCCCATTCTCCTCTTTTATACTTTTTTGCTTTTCTGTAAAGCCCCCCCCCTTCTCCTAAGCTTTGTTTGGTGATATTTATCCCATAAGGAGGATCAACCACCGCCAACTCAAAATACCCATCCATCACCCCAGCCATATAATCCATGCAATCCCCTTGAATTACCCTAGTTCTATCTTCTTTCATATCAAAATAATGGTATTTGAATCCTGCTTAAAACTTTTTCATTTGCATCTTTGAAATAACCTTTCTTTATCTCAAAACCATATCCTTTACGGCCTGTTTGCGCTGCAGCCAATAGGGTAACCGCGCTTCCAGCCACGGGATCAATAACAACCTCCCCGGGATCGGTAAATAATCTTATCAACCTTTCTAATAATTTAACTGGCTTTTGTGTTGGATGAACTTTTACTGTTACCCCATCCCTCTCCCAATCAAAACAATTGAAAATCATTTTTCCATGGTTATTAAATTTTGGAAGCTTGTCACGATAAAGTATTACACCATATTCACAATTTCCTACAACTCGCATATTTGCCTTTAGTACCTGAGCGGAGAAATTTTTCCTAAATACCAAGTTGATGTAATTTTTGAACCCGTATTTTTTAGCCTTTTCAATCAATTCAAACTGCTGCTCAAATTCACAAAATACAATCATGCATGGTGCCCTACCTTTATCTTTCGGTTCCTTAACAAGCATATTTGAACAAAAATGAAGAAATTCAGTAATTCGAAAATCTTTATCGGTATCAAAAAATTCGGTTCCTGCTTTTGATGATTCCCCATTCTTGTTATCACCTCCCTCATACCATGCAGGATTTGAAGCATAGGCATAATTACCAAGATTGTAGGGTATATCAGCTATGACCAATTGAGCCTTAGGAATACCATAAACCTTATAGTTTTGAAAATGATCATTGAATAATTTAGGTTTATGAAACTTTTTCTGATCCCGTCCTTTGATAAAGGAAGTTTGGGATGATTCTACAATTTGGGCCATTCGTTTTATTTTGGTTTTGAGTTCTAAAGTTAAGTATAATACTTAATTAATCAAGTAATTGCTATAAAAAAACATAACTTTCCCCGTTGATGCATTTGTTATAATCCCCGTTGAAAATACTCCATTCCTCCCCCGTTTCATCTACTACCCTGATCATTGAATTATATTCCTTTATGACCTTCAAAGGCTTGTTCCAGATATGTTTGTCAAAATATTTATTCGTGCATGGCAGGTTCTCTGCCCTGAATCCTATTTTTACTTTTACTGTCATAGTTTATTCGTTGTTTATCATTTCCCCAACCAACTCCAAAAATTCATCCTTGAGCAAATCCGAAGGAACAACCCTAACCAACCTCCATCCCAAAGCAGCTGCCCGGTTATACTTTTCAATATCCTTTACAAATCCCGATCCCCTAGTATGCCTCCCTTGGGTCCATACTCCCCCCTCAACTTCAATGGCTATTTTGTAATGAGGTAGCGCAAAATCAAACCTCCATCTTCGATTAGGGTCAAACCTGAATTCAGGAACAATTTTCACCCCATACCTGAATATTACCATTTTGAGGAACATACTTGACTTATCAAGCCCCTTTTTTACCGCTTTTTTTTGCGCCTGTGGCCTTTTCGGTATGCGTGTGGTGTTCTTGTGCCACACCTTGGACTTTCTCAATTGAGAGAGGGTTATTTTAGCTTTTTTCATAATCAGAATAAATTTGGGTCCCTTGGCTCGGTGTCGAAGTCAGACAATCCCGCCCTTATGTTTGTGTTTCGTGAATAATCATGATCTATCTGAGCGGCCTTTTCAATTTTTTCAATTCTTTCCTCTACATCCTCATCCTTGAAATCCGTATATCTAGCAAAGAACTTGGTGAATACACTTCCTAATGCGCCGTTCCTATGTTTCGAAATCATTATTTCCCCCATATTTTGGGTGGAATTCCCGTTGCTATCCTCCATGATCCCGTAATATTCGGCCCGGTACAGAAACATGATGATATCAGCGTCTTGCTCAATAGCCCCTGATTCTCGGAGGTCAGAAAGGTTTGGCCGCTTGTCACCTCCCCGGGTTTCTACCGCCCTTGATAGCTGGGCAAGGGCTATAACTGGAATTTTCAACTCCTTCGCTATCTTTTTCAACCCCCTTGCAATTGCTGAAATCTCCTGCTCCCTGTTACCGGATCCTTTTGCGCTCATGAGTTGTAAGTAGTCCACCACAATCATTTTTATGCCGTGCTGTGTTTTCATTCGGTAGGCCTTCGACCTCAAAGCTGTGATTGAGAGTTCGGCGGTATCATCGATATGCATGTTATAGCCAAAAATCCTATCACATTCACTTGATAGCTTGTTAAATTCCCCCTCGGAAACCTCCCCGGCCTGTAGTTCCGAACTGCTTTTCATGTGGGTTTCCTGTGCTAATATGCGTTTGAAAAGTTGGCTCTTTGACATCTCAAGACTGAAAAAAGACACCGGGAAACCCTGTTTTGCGGCATTGCACACCCAATTGATCGCAAGTGATGTTTTCCCCATTGCGGGACGTGCGGCCAGGATGATTAAGTCAGGTTGCTGCCATCCCTTGACTATCTCATCCAACTTTTTGAACCCTGTAGGGATTCCAATCAACTTTCCCTTGTTTGACATAGCCGTGGCAATTTCCTCCATCGCCTCCCGGCCAATCTCCCTCAATGTCTGGGTGTTTCCGTTGTCAATCCCGGAGATGATCCCTATTACATCATTTTGCTGCTTCTCGATGATCTCAAAACAATCCGATTGATCATCATAGGCCATTTGGATGATTTCATGAGCGGTCTTGATAGCCTCCCTCTTGATGTGGGTTTCTTGGATGATCCTTGTATGAAATTCGATGTTATCAGCACTTGAAACTTTACTTGTTAGTTCGGTGATGTACACAGCTCCCCCACATTCTTCAAGTTTCCCTTTTTTCCGGAGGTGGTCAGAAACCGTTAGGATGTCAACGGGGTCACCGTTGCTGTACAGTTCCATTATCGATTCAGTGATTAACCGGTGCCGGTCCAGGTACATGATACTTGGCCTAATTGAAGCACCGACCAAAACCAAGGCCTCCCTCTCAAGCATTAGAGCTCCCAGCACCACTTTTTCAAACTCGATCGCTTGAGGTGGTATCTTTCCCCCTGTGTTCTGCTGAACAGGTAGTGTCGGTTTCTTTTGGATTGCGTAGGTCATTTTGAAAGTACGTAGTCTGGTAATGCATAGGATAGCCGCTGTGGGGCTTGTTCCTGTGCTTTTTCTTTTTGGATGAGTTTGGTCCAGTCCTGTTCGGTCCACTTGCCATCCTCATAGCTTTTAGATGGATCACCCAAATAGTTTTCTAGGCTGTGGGGAAATCCGTTTTTATCCTTGTAGGTTTTGTATGCGGTAAATTGGGTGCTGAGGTGGTCTAGTTTTTTGTTCAGGTGGCAATGCCTGACAAAGTTTCCAATCTTCCGGTAGGTGTTCGGGTTTGTAAGTTCGCTCACATTGAAAAATTCAGCTATGATCTTTGTGGCTTTGATGACCCGCTCAGTGTCCTGTGGCTGGTCTAGGTTTATTGGGGATTCTAGGTTTTGGTTTTCTTGATTTTCAGGAATAGGTAACTCTTTTTCTTTATCCTTATCTTTTTCTTTATCCTTATCTTTATAGCTAGAGCTTTGCTTTAGCATTGCTTTAGCATTGCTAGACTTTGATAAACCGCCTTTACGGCCTGCTATTTGGCGTTTTTTACGTTTTTCACTCAATAAATCGAACTGATCATTAAGAAAAACAATGTCTACGTTTTCAGATTCATCTACCTTTAATATACCAAGGCTAATCAATTGCTCTAGCAAACTTGTAGCATTGCTAAAGCGTTTCTTAAGCATTGCTAAATCTACCGTACAATCCTTTATCCAGTAAAAACCACAAATATCAATGAACAATCCTTTCAATTCATAGGATTCAATTCCAATATCTCCATTTTGCCATTCCTGAACTGTGAACCTGAAATAAGGGAGTTCTTTAGCCATAGTTTACACATGTTTAAAATTTTAGACATAAAAAAACATCATGCCCTGACAAGGGTATAGGTGCCAATCTTTCTAGATTCATACCTTCCGGCCTTAATACCCATATAGACCGCCTGAACCGTTATGCCTCTTTGATCGGCAAACTCCCTGACTGACATCCATCCGTTTTTTACTAGTGTTTCCATTTTAAAATTTTAAATTCCCTTGCAAAGTAAAGTAAAACCCTTAACAAGTCAAGTAAAAGGTAGAAAAAAAAGCACGGGCCATTGAGAACCCGTGCTAAAAAAATCAACTACACTTCTTAGGAATTCCATTTGTTGAGCATTTCCCTTAAATTCTCCACGGTAGTTTTGTACCTATAGAAAATTTCCCTCTTTGCATCTAATTTAGCGTAAACCCATTCTTTTTCCTTGTTGAAGGAGTGATTTTGGAGAAACATAGCCCTATGTTGAAGCTGCGTTATCTCCTTATCAAAATCATAGAGGTCAGATTCAGCCTTCTGTAGTATTTCTTCTAATTTTTCTTCCATGCTTTCAAAATTCAGTAGTTGCAATCATATCAGTTTCCGTGTTCTGTTCAGCATATTCCTTGAATGACATTACGATTTTGTAACCACCACAATAATCATCTTCATTCCATTCTATACCATCATCCTCATCTGGTTCTGGTTCGTTTGGATCAATTAAGTAGTTAGAATCCCATTGCTTTTTAGGCACAGACCTAATTTCGCACCCATCCAAATCTCTAACACCAATATGGTCCATATAAAATGTCCTTGCCTCTTTGATGTTGGGAGCAAATACCCATTCGGTTGTGTTGGATAATTTAGGCCATTTGAATTCGTAGATTTTCATGGTTTTATTTTTTTTGCCCTTCTATATTTTTCTTTTGCATCATAACGCAAATGGCATAATTGACACAATGCGGCAAGCCTATCCAATTTGACTTCATGATTGGTTTCATCATGATCTAAATGGGCTATTGTTAAAATTACTTTTACAGGAAATGATCTCCAATGAGTTGGAGCATCAAATTTGTTTCTATGCCAAATAGTGCCATTTTTTGTTTTTTCTCTGTAAACAATTGAATAGTTTTTAACCCCGCAAAACTCACAACAATTACCAGCCCTTTCCAATACCCTTGGCCTGATCTCTGTTTTCCAGTTGTCAGGATATTTACTGTAATCAATTGGCATGATCAATCCCCCTCCCCACTCTCATAAGGGAAAACCTCCAAAATAGGGCTTTCCTCGATCTTTGGCACCTGGAATGATACCAACATATTACTCAAGCTCTCATGTACCCTGTCATAGGCTTCTTTGACGTTGTGAGCGGTCAATAGCATGTATTGGGTAATTTTCTTTTCTTTTCCGGATCCTTCATCAGCAATGAAATAGGTGACCTTGCACTTAAACCATACATCAATGTCATCATAAAAGAAAACATCCGATATGTTGGCCGGAACCAATCTTTTCACCTGGAAGTCTCCTCGGATTTGGGAGCCCAATAAATCATAGATCCTGGCTTCAGCTTCTGAGTGACTGACTGCATCAATCAGGTACTTTTCAGATACCTTTTTCAATAGGCCCTGATCATTTTCTTTGGCGTAAGTAATTGTTGCTTCAAAATACGTTCTCATTTGATTTGTTATTTAGGTTGAAATTTCATTTAGTAATTGCAATACCCTTTCTTTTGACTTTTGAAACTGGCTGTCATCAGTGGGTAATATTTCCCTGATTTCAGATTCAATCTGCTTGATCCATCCTTTCTTATCGGATTGGAGAAAGAAACCTGAAACCCGCTTTATTTTGGCTATTGACTTGGCCTTTCGATCCTCACATAACCCGTATGCCTGATATGCTTTTTCTCGCTGCCTGGCAAAGGAAATAAGTATCTGAGCGGGCTTCATGCTTGATTAGTTAAGTAGTTGGGGTAAATTTTTTTAGGGTTCTTGATTCAGGTATTTTTCGAGTTGTTGGGCTAGTAATTCATTGGTTTCCCAGCACCCTATTTTTCTGCATTTATCTTTAGCGGCATCATTCATGATAAAGTGGAAGTGCCCTGAATCAATATTACCTCCTTCTGCTTTAACGGTGGGTTTTTCAGGTAGCTTTGTGGCCCATTTCCCTTGTTGATAAACAGGATGACCATAAAAGTAAAGAGTATCGGTGTCTTTTTGGTATTTCCATTTCGTTGACTGATCAGCTAAGGCACCTCCCTTCATTTCTGAAAAATCAAGGTTTCTAATTTGATCATCATAGATACAATCACCCAGTTTTTCATTGGATTCAGTTATGAGTTGAAGTACGTACTCATGTTCGGTTGAGGGTTTGAACCTCTCTTTGTTTAAGCCATACCACCCATCACCATCCCCATCATTGTTTCTAATATTGTAGTATTTATTGATATTTGAATTATCAATAACTTTATAAATTCGCCCTACAGTAAAACACCCTTCTGAATTAGTATTATCCACACACTCCACAAACTCACACCCATCCCAAGGGTCTTTCTTAGGATTTATAGTGAACAGCTCACTGTGTCCAAGATTAGGGACTCTCTCTAATTCAAACCCTTCCTTATCGCAAAGGGCTTTCAATCGGTCAATGTCTTGTTTTTTCATCTTCTAGTTGTTTGAATGTTTCTTTAGCGAGTTCGATTGCGTCTTCCACTATTGCTCTGTCTGGTAGAGTTGCATGTGTTTTTAGACCTACAATCTCCCTAACATTTCCCAAAACCGCCATTTCAAACTTGGTCATGCTAGAGGCTGGCATGTCTTGGTTTAGTATTTTAGAATAGCTTACACGATTATGAATTACTTCTTCTGGTTCTGTTATTTCTTCCCATTCTTCACTACAAATCAACTCTTTTCTGGTCACCCATGATTCCAGTGGTGGCCCCGTTTGGCCTTCGAATGACCACCTAAAATCACCGTCATAAACTTTTCCCTTAACGGGTGGATTATCCCAAACATAATTATCTGGGTTACCCACAAACTTAAATTTCCTTTCCATCTCCAATTTCTTTAATTATTTCCTCTGATCTTTTTTCAATCTTCAAAAGCGTTTCCTTTGCTTTTTCCCATTTTTCCAAACCTATCAAGGTCAAAAATACCTTACCCTGAACGTCTAACAACGGGTCAAGAGGGCATCCAAAAACATCCCTTGGGATAATACTGCATTGGTTCCCACATGCACAGGTAACCCAATCCCCCGCAATATTAGTGGCTACAACACACTCCCTTTTTGAGACCTCACCCCTAATGGCCCTTTCAAGAAATTCATTCCAATCGAACGGGGTTCCTTTTTCTTGTTCACAATATGTTTGCATTTTGGTTTTGGTTAAAATTCCCTTAAATCCTTCTCATTCACCGGAAACCTGCCAGACTTACCCTCAACTATCAGTGCTGGCCTTGATTCCCTGATTATGATCACAACCTCATTTTTCTTTCCGTATACCACCCTTTTCTTACCCCCGTTGCTGAGAATATCCTTCAATAGCACGGCTTTATTTGATTTTTTCATCGTCTGAAAAGATGGTGCTTATAAGTTTCTGTTTGAAACTGGACCTAGAGTTTACCAAGTCAATATGTCTATTATTGAGGTCCCTTAGGTGCCTTATTAGATTAGTGGTTTCCTCGGGGTCAAACACATAGTTGGCCACCTCTGCCTCTGACGTGATTTCAATATGGATCTTCCCAGCATCATCCATGTGGGTGATTATCCTGTCTCCGTTGTTCGTCTCAAATAATGCCTTCATGGTTCTTGTTTATTTTAGGTTTTCAATTCCGTAATCCTGGATATAGTCTAATACTGATTGCTGTTCTTGACTTATTTTCCGGCCCCTCATTAATTCGAGGGAAATTTCGGCATGGAGCCATTTAAGGTAATGGTCCGGTACATTGGCCATCGGGGTTCCTTTGTGTTTGCCAAATGGCATTGGGTCATTGTCTGTTAGGGTCATGGTTTGATTATTTTTTCTATTTCTCCCACGAAAACAGAGGCCATTGTTCTCATGGATGAAACTCTTGTGCTATCAGCCGAAAAGTCTAAATATTTATCTCTTAAGAGTTTTAATTTTTGTTCTAAATCATTGGGTAAAACTTCATGATTAATAGATTCTTCGATCGACCTTTTCCTTTTTTTGAGAATTATAATATCCTTTTCAAGGTCATTCATATTCTTTTTTAATCTGTCCTGAGTTTCACACAGTTTACGGTATTCTTTAGGGTTCATATATTTTGTAGACCTAGTTCTGTATTTTGTTTTAAGCTCCGATAACTGTTGTGCAAAATCTCTCCTTTTTAGAGCTAATTCTTCTATCGTATTTTTTAATTCATTTATGTTTTCCATACTTAAAACGGGTTAATACTCAATTCAAACTCCCTACCTTTATCCGCGACATAGGTAGGTTTTCCAGTTAATTCTTTGACTTCTTTTATGAAGCGGGATTCATCGGAGTTGCTGTCACTCAAATGGTGAAGTATAATCGTATTCAACTGGCTTAAATCATTTGATTTTAGAAAATCTTTTGCCACCTCAAGTTCTAAATGACTTTCCATAATTCTATTCCTTAGATAGCCATTTAGGGATCCACTTATTAGCCTTTCATTCATGATCGAAATACTATAATTAACTTCCAGTAAAAAATGATTGACTTTTTCAAAGCTGAATGATAAGAATTTTGTGTCCGTTATAAACACAAGCCGCCCCATCTCAGGTTGTTCTATCATAAAGCCAACTGTAGGCAAATCATGATGAACTGGAAAGGCTTTTATTCTGAAAGAACCAAGATTAAAACCTACTTTTTCTTTGAAAAACTTTAGCCTATGGTTTTTAAATTCACTTAACCTATCCTTGTTTTGATCTTCCACATAGACATCTATGCCAGCCCTGCAAAAGTCCTTTGCTCGTCCGAAATGATCCCCGTGTCCGTGAGTTGTAATGGCACCGACAATACCAGTTAAATCAAAATTTAATGCTTTTTTAACCTCTGATATATTGACACCACATTCCAAAACAAGTACCTCCTTTTTGCTTGTCTGAAATAGAAAACAGTTGCCTTTAGATGATGAGCTTATTACTTTTAGTCTCATCTTCTCACGTATTTAGGGATAGTTAATGCATCATAGTCACTCCATCCACTTAGCCTTCTAGCGACTACCATTCTTGCTGATATGTTTAATACCCTACACCATTCAGCTATACATTTTTTTTCACCCATGTAGTCAATCAATACTGCGTACCTTGTATTTTTAGCCTGATCTTTTAAAGGAATCCATGTGCAATTTTCTGGACAATAATCTTTATTAAAATCAATCCTTTCTATAGTAAGATTCGACTTGTACCCTGATTTTTTACTCCATTCATAAAATGGAATAAAATCCATCCATTCATCACAAATAGAGATTCCTCGGGCACCGTAATGCTCATAGGACCTTACTTTTTTATTAAAACATCTAGTTTTAATATTTCTCCAAATCCTATATATTCTGGTTTTACTCATGCAATGAGTTCTAGTCGGTTTAGTAATGTGGGGCCTTAAACAACCGCAGGATTTTACATGACCCGATCTTAATGAGGCCAGATTAACCGTAGTTTTATTTTTGCAATCACAAATACATAAGACAAATCTTCCCTTTCTATTATCATCAACCTCTGATAAAATAGTTAGCTTATTATGTTTTGTTCCCGATATTATATTGATCATTTTCATATCCTTTCCACTTTATAGAATTCAAACTTAGAACAAATTTGAATAGACCAGTTTTGAAGGAATGCAGCGGGTTTCATGTTGTAACTATCCCATTTTGGGTTTTTAAATACAACTGCCTTACCTTCACGGGCGAGCCTATGAATTTCCCGTAGGTCCTTGATAGGCTCGCCCAATTTGAAGTTTTTAGATACCTGGATCATGGTCTTATTATTCTATCAACTTCATATTCAGAAAGCTCAGCAGTTGATTTATAACCCTGATCTTTGGCATATTGAAGCACCTTTCTAACTTCCTCTTTTGTCATTGGAGAACCTTTATGAGTAAAGGCCCTCCATGATTTGTTTATTTGGGCTAAAGCCCCATTTACATCAGCGTGCATATCAAAACGGATCATTACCTTTCCCCTCACCTTCAAAAGCCAATTCCCGCTCTTTCACAGCCTCCTTTTTCGGTTCCTGTTTTACGGGTTCCGGGCCTTTATCAACCCCTTTTTGAGGTTCCTTCACCTCCTCGTAATCATCAAAGGAAAGAGACTGCTTATTGGCCTCTTTTGGGATTTTTGGGGCTTCGGTTTGGGTTGTATCATCCTCTTCAAATAAATCGGTGTCAGCACTTGAATTGACAATTGTCTTTAGCGCCCTGTTAATGACTGTCTTTTTGGCCATCTCCCCTGAAAAATTAGTATGGGCCGGGCTATTGCCTTTTGTTGCGCCTTGTGCCCATGCTTTTTTGATCTCAAGGATTGTCATTTCTTCCAGCTTGGTAGACCCATCATTGAAAACAACCACGGCATAAGCACCACGTATATTGTTGTCATCCCGGTTATCAAAGGGGCTATCATGCCTTACCAATTTTCTAACCCCTGTTTGGTCTATTTCGGTGGTGTATTCATCCCCCTTATAGATCACATTGGCATTCACCTGTTTTACATCACCCACCCTCTTAGCTACTGCAATGGTGCCCTGGTAGCTTCTTTGGAAAGTTAGTTTGTCCCCATAGGCAATGAAGTAACATTGATTCTTGACCGGACTAAGTCCTTGCACAACCATTTTCATCAAGGCATTGGCAATACTCACCTTCGTGCATGATTCAGACACGGGTTTTCCGTTCTTATCAGTTAGTTCGCTGATACTCATCCATGCAGATGAAAGGGCGTTTTGGGGTGAATAATTAGCAGGGAACTTGATTTCCCCGCTTTCCTGCAAGGATGTAACCCTGTTGGTTACATCCTGAATGAATTCTTTTGATTTTTGTACTTGCATTTTCGTGTAGTTTTATTTTGACAATGTATGTATTAATACTTGAACTTTCAAGTAAAAGGGGTAAAAAATTAAGCTTCTACCTTTTCCTGTATTTGAACAGTCAATTTCTTGTGTGCCTTACTGGCAATTAAGTTGATTACCTGATTTTCAGTCTCGGGAATATCAAATACTGATTCCCTGTTGTCCAAGATCATTGGAGCGGTCACCTCATAATACTTGCAGAAAGCGTTGATTATATCAATTCCTGCCTTTAGTTTACCTCCGGTGTTCAAGGTTGACCATGGCACATCATCCAGCATGGTTTCACAGGTTTCCTCGGTTCCTCCGTTAATCAGGATGTTGAACATCTTGAATCTGACAAACTGAAACCTTGAATTGATACTTTCCTCTATCATCGTCATTTTAGTGTTAATGAATTCACTAATTAAGTATTCAATACCTTCCAATTCACTTACTTTGTTGGCTAGGGTTCTTTCCTCTTTCTCGAGTTCAGATATCCTTTCCTTTAATCGATCAATTACGGGCCGGTCTGCAAGCTGTTCTTTGAGTTCATCAATTTCAGCTTGCACCTCTAATTTTTTGGCTTTCAGGGGTTCAACATCAATCTCAGGCTTATCCTCTGTTTTTACAGCTTCTAGCTCCTCAATTTGCTTTTTAACGTTCTTGTATTCAACTGTCAAGAACTCTTCAAATTGGTACTCCTTTTGGTCCCTGCCTTCCTCTTTTTCGATGGCCTTCTCAATCTTAGCGTATTCCTGACTTAACTCCTGAATAGAGGTGTTAAAGTTGATTGCCTGATCATTCAGGTTGGTAATAAAGGATTCTTTGTTTTTGATGGCATTTGCAATACGGGTGCCCTCGGTTTTGATGTCAGACAATTTAGAGAGCTTTTCATTGTTGAAGTTGGCTTTCATCTCTGAAACCTTTTGCTCCAAGTCCTCACCTTCAAAATCCCTTTTACAGGTAGGGCAGGCAACGCCACCATCCATACTGAATTCATTCCCGTTGATGGTATGGTATTTTTCAAGAAGTTCAGCCCTTTTGGATTTCAGTCCTTCAATATCTGATTTCAGGAGCTTGATTTCCTTTCCGGTTTCGGATTCCCGGTCGGTGAGGGATTTTAATTGGTTGCCAATATCCGTTCTCCTTATCCTTAGGTCCCTCAGTTCCTTTCCTTGGTCCCGGTTCTTATTTTCGGCCTCCTGTTCAGCATCCCATTTCAGGTTTTGAAGCTTGGTTTTAAGCTTGTTGATCTGGAATTGCCTTTGTTGCTCTTTTTCAAAGTAGGCTTCCAGGGCTTTTGATTTGTCCTGAATCTGATCATCCAGTTTGGTAAGTTCCTTTTTTGATTCTTCAATTCCCTTTTCGATGGATGCCCAATTCAAAGCCTCAGGCATGTTGTGATTGGCTTCTTTTATCTTTACCGGAATATCTTTCAATTCTTCAGCTGTCTTTTTCCTTTGGGAAGAAATCTGATATTTGTAATCTTCAAGGGACTTGTGTTTCAATTGTTCTAAGAGGGGTAAGAATTCTTCCCTTCCTTTGGCCACATCCTCATTGGATATTTCCCCGGCCATGTCAATTAACATCTTCCGGCGGTCCTTCCAGTTCAGGGAATTGAAGTAGTGGGGATTGGTTACCAACTTGAAAATAGATTCTTCTAGGATATCATTCACCCGCTGGGCGAAGTCTTTCAACGGGACCGGTACCTCATCAAAAAATAGATCCGTTTGGTGCCCGGTGAACTCCTGATCATTGGAACCTCTTCTTTTGGTCCATTTTTCAGCGTACACACGCTTGATTGGTATGTGCCTACCATCCACATCCAGAACAACCTCAACGGTGTGATCCTGCCTGTTTTTGGAGGTGTCAACTGTGTTTTTGATCTCATGGTCCTTACGCTCCTGTTGGTCCTTTCCCCATAGGACCCAAAATATAGCATCTGCAATGGAAGATTTGCCAAGGCCATTATAGGCAAGGATATCATTCTCTTGTCCAAATTCGCTTTCAAAGTGATTGATTCCTTTGAAATTGGTGATTTTGATTGATTTGATTTTAATCGTTTTCATAAGACTGTAGTTTGATTAATTCGTTTTCAATGATTTCCAAAAAGTATTGATTTGTTTCAAGGTCGCTCTCAAGCCCCTTGATTGTTGATTGGTAAAATTCCTCGTAAATCCTGTAGAATGCTATTTGGTTCTTGATCCCCTTGATTTGGCAGTTAAGGAACTCCAAGGCTTCTAAGCATTCATTTACTTCCACATCCCTTTCCATTTTGGATGCTGCCACTAGGGCAATGATGCTATATGTTTTTTGGGCTAACTTATTTTTCATGGTCTTTTGGGTTTGACTTCCTGTAATAGGAAAGTATTTTTTCTTTCATGGCCTCGATGGCCATCCTGTTTTTATAAAGCTTTACCCTTTCCTTGGGCCGCTCGTTTTCCCGATATTTCGAGTAGGTTACTCTCATTGTAGCCTAGTTACTTCAAGAAAATCACCCTTTTTTTTAGTGGTGAATTTCTTTCCTTCCCTGATCGCAACCCTTTGAATTGCTGCTCTAACACTGTTTTTTTGGCCCAAATCAAATAAAATCACCTCCCCTTTAATGCAGTCATTCAGGTGATCCGATAAAGTTTTATGCTTTATTTGTTTGATTATCTGCATTTTTCTGTATTTATTTGTATTGTGTAATGCACTACATAACAAAAGTAAAGTATTATACTTTCCTAATCAAGTAAATTACTTGATTTTTTACGTAATCCCTTAAATTAATTTTTATCTTATTGAAAATGAATGATATAGAATTCATCCAGACCAAAATGAAACAGTTAGGTGTTTCTGCCTACCGGGTATCCCAAGACACAGGGATCACAGAAGGCGCTATTTCAAAAATCCTAAATGGAAAAGTTAAGCAACCTAATAAGGCTACAATGAAAGTGCTTAAGGATTACTTTCTAAATTACCAAGGAAATAAGGAAACAATGTCTTATGAAACCAATTTTAGGCAGTCTGATTTTATTCTACATGACCGTCAACCTCAATACAGGGAAAAGGTAGGGGAGAATGAGTTTATTACGGTTGGGCCCTCTACTCTTATGGTCGTGCCCATGGTAGAGGATTATGCGGAGGCGGGTTTCCTGCAAGGATATAAGGATCCTGAATTCATAGCCGACCTTCCAAGGCATAGCACGGTGGTTGACAAATACCACAAAGGAAAGTATTTTGCTTTCAGAGTAAAGAATCAAAACATGGAGGATGGTAGTGATAACTCAATTCCAGAGGGATCGATAGTCACTGGCAGGGAAATTCAAAAAGAGTTTTGGAATTCAAGATTTCACATTCACAAACACAAAGACTATATCATCGTTCATAAAGAGGGTATCATAATCAATCGCATAAAAGAGCATGACATTGAAAAAGGGGTAATTACCCTTGAATCCCTGAACCCGAACAAAGAACTATTCCCAGATTTCAATATCATGCTTGATGATTGCAATATGATGTTCAACGTTATTAACATTTCAATTTCAAGGAGATGAAACTAATAACCCTGGCTATATGCATACTTTCCCTTTCGTCCTGCATGAACGGTGATGATGGCACTTATTCTAATCCTTATGTGATCCATCTCGATTGGCTCAGGGTTCATGAGGATACCTATACCGGTGAAGAGTTCAGAATATTTGCAAGGCTAAGGAATATCCCCCACACTTCAAGATGGTGGCTTTCAATGTATGTTGACGGTGAAAAGATTCATGAACTCAGGTTACAGGATTCTGTGGAAGGGGATGATGGTTACCTGTTTCGGCATGTGTTTGATCATCCTGGAGAATACCACATTGAAATATGTTTAAGGGGTAGGGATGATCAATTTTGCAGAGAAATTGATATTGAAATCCTATGA